ATGTTGACCATGCAAGAAAAGGTTGAGCTTCGATATCTCGGACGTTCACGTAAGCCGCTCTGGGGCGGACATCTAGAGCGCGGCGAGCCTTTGTCTGATCAGACAATGCAGCGTTGGCTGTCCTTAGGGCTTATCCAGCAGGTCGGGAAGGAAGGCTATGTGCTCACCCCGAAGGGCGAACAGCAAGCGAACGCCGGGAGCGTGAGATGAGCAGAATGCCGTTCGTGCCGCCACAACCTGCCCCAGAGCCTTCAGAAGAACTGAAAGAAATGGTTCATAAATACGGGCGGTTTGCGATTCAAAGCGACGTGACCGACGAGATGGTAGAGAACGGATGCCGCGGCATGTACGGCAAGACCTGGGATGGACCGCCCGAGAAGATGCCGGGCGAAGAGATGAAGAATGTTTGGCGCAAGCTGGCGCGCAAGTGCCTCGAAGCTGCACTAGCCTGACTCACATATAGGAAGAACGGCGGCCCACCGCTGAGCCGCCGTTAATTCCGGACTCATAGCAATCCGGGCGGGGCTACCCCCTCCCTTCGGCCTCAGCCGAATTGAGGAAAGATATGGCAGATGTCGGTAACATTATCAAGTTGGCCGGCCAATAGAGAGATTAAGAGTTTGGGATGTGGACAGGAAAAGCGGCTGTTTGAAAGTCGGACCAAGCCAGCCGCCGGCTCGCCCCACGGGGCTAGATACTTCCAGGTGAAACGATCCCCGGCTTCCTACGGCATGTGCGGGTAAGGAGCTTTCCGCTGCCGGGAGACGAGGTAATCGCTGGGGTAGCGCCCGGCCGTCCCGCCATCAACAAAGAGGCAGAAAATGGAAATCGTGACCACGATCGAATGTGACCCTGAGGTCGAACTGGTGGCGCGGGCGCTCTACGCCCACAACCATTGCCCAGGCCGGCCGTTGTCAGAGGCTCCATGGCCTCCGAAGACGAGGCCACAGCTTGGACACTACCTGAATCAAGCAGCGTCGGTGGTGAAGGCACAGCGAGAGGCGCAGCAGCAGCGCGTGACGCTGGTCGATATCTCGCGCTGTGAAGGGTTGAAGGCCGCCCTGATGTCCCGTCCTAAATAGCCCCTCACACATTGGAAGACTGAGACAATGAGGATCATCAAAAGCGAGCGCGGCTATTTCCGCGGTACCCACAAAGGCTACGAGATCGAGATCCAGCGTGATCACGACCTTGAGGACCACCATTTCTATATCTGGGTCCGATCGCTTGAGTCCGGAATGCACGCCTACGACGGCTATGCGCCGGAAGGGATCACCACCATGGCTGAGGCGAAACGCGAGGCGATCCGCGGCGCCTGCTTAGACCGCCGCACCTGAAAGATGACCTGCATGGCACCGCGTCATAAGCCTCGGTACGAACAATACGACATCCCGCACCAGTTCATCGACTTGGCGCAGCGCCGCACCGAGTTCCTATTCCGCGTGATGACCTACGGCGATCAACCGATGAAGATAGTGCTCGCGTCGGCCTACCTTCAGGGAATCAATGACGCATCAGACGCGATGGAGAACAAGAATGAGCGAGACCGAGCGGCTAGAGAAGGAGTTGGGGCGAGCGTACCGAGCCCTGCAAGGCTTCTACCGTTGCATTGCTAATGGCAGGGTGCCGGATCGCACGATGCTGGTTTACCACTCCCCGGCAGTCGGCGCGGCCTTGCGATACGTGGATGAAGGCGCCCTCGACGGCGCAGACTATTTCACCGGCAAGCATATCTCTGTGCTGCACGAAGTACTCGGACGCGCCGTCAGCCCTTCGCACTCGAATGGAGATCGAACGTGAGCAACTATTTGAAGCGAGAACAAGAGCGCGATTTCCTCCTCTCGTCCATCATCTCGCTCGAGTCCCTAGCGAAGGGCGGCAAACTGACAAATGAGAACGTGCTTGAGGTTACTCGGCACATCCTGAGTCGCATCGAGCCGACCTCGCAGCCGCACGCATCTGAGCAGAATGCGGCCCCGAGCGGCCAATCAGGCCCGCTGATACCCTGAGTGTGCAGGACCGTGACCGAGACCAAGTTCGTCCGCATCATCCGCCACTCGATTGTGCCAGACTGCGGAAGCTTCGAGGTGCGCTACAAGGACGGCCGCCAGAGCGTCTATTTCTATTGGGATGACAATGCAGGCCGGCGCCTCAGGCCGGAAACCTTAACGCAAGAAGAGGCCAAGAAACAGGCCCAGGAGACCGCCAGAAGGGGCTAGGCGGGAGGGGCAACGTGGGGTAGTGGTGGGGTATGGAAGGTATTGCTTTTATTGTGGTCGGCGCGCTCGTCTGGATTTTGATGCTCGCCGCCATGTTCTTTAGTGATCGAAATATTAAAAATGCGCCCAATCAGTCAGACAGACGACGGCAAAAACAACTTTGACGCCATTCGATTAGCGATGGCTCTTGCCGTTGTCTGGTCACACAGCTTTGCCCTTGCTTTGCCAGAGGGCGAACGCGCGGAGCCAGTCTCGCGGATAACCAACGGCCATTATAGCGCCGGCAGTATAGCGGTCATGGTCTTCTTTACGATCAGCGGCTATCTCATCTGCCAGAGTTGGATGTCTAGTCGGGATTTGCGTTCGTTTTTAGAAAAGCGCGTGCGGAGAATTTATCCTGGCTATATGGCCGCCACCTCCATCTGCGCGTTTGTCGTCGTTCCAGCATTCTCTACCGTTTACGACCTGTCGCCTTACACGATCGCAAAGACCATCAGTTCGAATCTACTTCTGCGAAATTTCTTTCCACCGTCCACTGCATTTGCTCACAATCTCAACACAGCAGTTAATGGTTCCCTCTGGAGCATCCCCTTTGAATTTTGGTGCTACATATTTACGGCCGCTCTGGGGCTTTTAGGACTCCTGCGCAGCGCGCGGGCTGTCATAGCGATCATTGCGGTCACCCTGCTTGCGCGCGCAGCCTTCGATCTTTTCGACCGGAAACCGGGATGGGGAGCGATCGGCTATATTTTTGGATGGCCCTACCTTTGGACGTTCGTTCTCCCGTGCTTCCTTTCTGGCGCTCTCGTGTTCCTGCTGAAGGATCGCATTCCGAGACATCTAGCAATTCTCGTCGCCCTCGTGACCGCATTTTTTGCGGCCTGCTACGCCCCCCTTGGCGCTAAGTTCCAGCAGATCGCATCGCAACTGATCTTCCCGGCGGCAGTAGCCTACTCGACATTTTACCTTGCGTTTAGCGACAGAATACGCCTCAGGAACGCAGCGTGCTACGGCGACCTCTCTTATGGGACGTACCTTTATGCGTTCCCCATTCAACAGGCTCTTATCTCGGCCAACCTGTTCAGCCTTCCGGAGGTCGTTCTCCTCTCAGCGGCGCTCTCCATACTCGCTGGGGCTTTAAGTTGGCACCTTGTTGAAAAGCATTTTCTGAGCAGATCAAAGCTCGCTCGTCGCCAGTTGCATCCCGCCATCACCACCTGATGCGCCGCAAGCGATTGTTGTAGTGTTTGATGAACGTTGCCTGCGGCTGCTCCGGCGTCTGATACAGATCCTCCATGACGGCCCATGGATATTGCTTTGGAGCGTACCCGCCCATCTGGAAGCATGACGGAAACTCACCGCCGGCAGCCTCAAAATTCAGGTACATCAATCGGAGATAATCATAGAGCTTTTGATAGCTCTTGCACCGATCGCGCCATGTGACGAGGTTAGCCGCCTGATCTTTGTAGAGATAGTTGTACCCGCCTTCGTACATTGTCATCCGGAGAGGGTGTCCGTCTTTGGTCGAGAAGCGCGTTCCGAGCACGGCCAAATTGACGAAGAGCGCATTCATAGCCTGAATGCCATCGTTCCCTACGCTCAGCAGATCATCCATATAGGTCGCGATGTTCGCAGTGTTACCGGTAGAGACATAATCATTCGCCCACGTCGTCTCTTGAGCAGTTCCGTAGTAAGTCGAAGACCGGAAGTACATCGCCGCGCACGAGTGCGTCAGCCAGTTCGACGCCGCATCGGACGACGGCCGGCTGAACGTCGAGCGATAGAGCGCGCTGGTGTAGTGCTCGTCGTGGCTCATGCTGGGGCCAGAAATGAAGTTCGCCAGCCAGACATTATTGATGGTCTGGTAGGGCGCCGTCGCCGGATTGAGGACGCCCCCAGAAGGAAAGAACGTGTTGTAGACGACCTGAGCCGCTCGCGAGTTCACCATTCCCGCCCAAGCGTGCCAGTTGCCGTTATCGGTTCTCCACGATGCGTTGTTCTGCCAATACGCGATGGCGAAGCACTGCGCGACGGCACAGCAGTTCGGGAGAGCAGTGAATAGGAACGTCTCGTTCGGGATGGTCTCAAGTCTCGGGATCATCCACGGCGTCTCTTGGACGGCATCGTAGACCATCTGGACGAGACCGGGCCAGAAGTCCGACTGAGCGTAAGCGCCGGGGTGCAGGTTCGAGAACCACGGGTGCGCGCCCATCTCCTGGCAAAGCGAAAGCATGACCTCGTATGGCACGCTGTTCAGGTAGCCGAGATTGTCCTCTCCTGAGGAAATCGTGCCTCCTCCGGCTATCCACGATTTTTGGAGGTCGTCATAAGTAAGGATATAATAGTTATTCTTCATCCGCAGGTTTTGACCGAAGCTCCCATAATTCGGGCTCTTGATCGGAATTCGCGTACCGCCGTTCAAAGTGAGTGTCGGCTGGCGTGTGGCAAAGAACCCCGTCGATGTCCCGGTCCCGCCGGTCGAGAACAGCACCTTGGCACTGCCCGGAACAATCTGACAAATCTCGATGCGGTTGGCATCGACAACAGTCTTGACGTAGTACATCACCAATGTGCTTAGCTCGGGAGGCAGCGCGGTAGCGCCGTCCAATCCAAACATCACGGGCTCGTCTACGCTAAGTCCGTGCGATGTCCAATTGACATAGTCGTTCGTTGCATCGAACGAGATGCCAGTGACCTTGGCAAAGGTCTGCGCATTCGGGATCAGAACAGAGATGGCCATGCCGTCCGTGGGGTCACCGCTTGTTGGGATGATGCCCGGAACGCTGGCCCCATTGCCCACGTTGCCGTTGACGGCATAGTCATTGGTGCCCGTGCAGCCGGAGCAGTAAAGCTCGGGTCGGACGTCCGAACTGCCCCACGTCGCGTAGGTCAGGGATTTGCGATCCGACCACTTCCAGATGTTGTTGTCGTTACCGGACTGCCAATTCAAGAAGCGATAGACTCCCCAGCCCATCTCTCGCAGCTTGTTCTTGAAATCAGTGCTGAAATAGCTGGTTGATAGATTTGCTTCCTCGTCCTTGAAGAAAATCTTGATGTTGGTGATCTTGGTTGTCCAAGACGTGATGCCTACCTGAGCTTGGCTCGTGTTCGGGATCGTGAACTCGTAACGGCCCGAACCTGTTGTGCTGGTGAGGCTCCCGACCCCCGCATAAGTCAGGCCGGAAACAGACAGGCTCATGGTCCCGTTGCCGTCCCACGTCATGACGAGCGTACCTGGGCGGACGTTGGCACCCGGCAGCGCTCCGTTGATGACGAAGCCCTTCCCGGACGGATTGATGTTCGGATAGCCGTCCGCGTCGAGGTCGGTCGGCGCCATTGCGCCAAGCGTCCAACGTGGCCGTCCGAACTGCTTGAAGATATTGTTCGCCCACCACTCCCCGCTTTGTGTGGAAGACGGGAAGTTGAAGTTGACCTGAGATCGGCCGCCGTTGTGAGACGTTGCGAGGACCGTCATCAGGCCACCTTGAAGCCGACGAGCGGGAAGCCGCCGGAACTTACGGTCTCGACGAGTGTCGCCGCCGTCAAATCGTCCCATGTGCCAAGAGACACACTAGCAATAGAGTATCCCGGAACGAATTGCGAGGTGATCTGATCAACGTTGGCGAGCGTGGTCGTGCCAAGAAGCGACGATAGTCCGAACAGACTTCCAGCAGCACTAAGAATATGAAAGGTCGGCGAGACCGTACTGGCGTTAAAAGCAAAGTAATAAAGAACGCCTTCACTCAACGAAGCATTGGTATCCAAACCACCAGCAGCGACGACAGTGTTCGAACTGCTCGTGCTCGCGCTTGCACTGCTCTTTGCAATCAGAGTGGTAGGATGAAACGTGCTCTGGTCTGCGTTATAGATTGCAGCTTGCCAATTCCCAGCAGCTCCAGTCGAGACTCGAACCCAAAGATCAGAGATCGTCACGTCAGCCGGGAAAATAACCGGGAACAGAAGCAGGGTATTGGCGCCCGCAGGAGACCCCGACGACGGAGCGATGTTATATCCAAACGGGTAGTGATACGTTCCCGTCTTATAGGGCTTCCAGAGTTTGGCCCACGAACCTGCGTTGGCCCGAACCGTGCTGGCATTCGCAGAAATTTTGCTGAGTATCCACGTCCAGATCGCGGCGAACGTCTGGTGAAGCGTCGAGGCCGGCGCAGAAAAGGACTGCTGCACCTCGAAAGCGTCAGTGTCACTAATATCCGACCCAAGCGTGAGGCCGGACGAGGTGCCATCTGTCTTGATGAGATAGTCGGTCATGCTGCTGCAATCCTGTAGTTGCCGGCTGAAGAGATGCGACGGTTGTTGGAAGAAGCGATACGGAAGTTACCGGTTACGATGTCGCTGACGACGACGGTTAGAGTGTTCGACCACGCGCTGACTGCACTGTCAGAGGCGCGCGTCACGCGCCCGCGGACGTAATAGGTGCCGTTTGCCGGCGCCTGGTACTGATCCGTCGTGACCTCGTTGGCGGTATCTTCGCCAGACGTGATGACGTGCGGCGTGGTGTCGATGATGGTTGAGAAGCCGCTGTCGGTCGCGACTTGGCGCGTCAGCGTGTCGCCAGTCGTTACCGTATCGTCCAGATCCCAGAAGAAGGTCATCAGGCCGGCAACGGCGGTGTTCAGGCTCAGAACCGGCGCGGTTGGAAGGTCAACAGGCGGCCCGCTGCCTGCCGCACTCCCAAGGCGTCTGTCACGCCAAACCCGGTGCAACTGAGCTTGAACCCGCCAAGGGATCTTCTTTTTGGCCTTTGCCATCATGCCCTCAAGAAAAAGCCCGGCTCAGCCGGGCGGCTTGTAGACTAGTGCGACAGGCTGCCGTCATTTCAGACACCGCCTTGCAGCGCGAATCTGAGCGAGCGAGAAACCTTGCTTGATGGCCCAAGCCAGAGATGCGGCCTTGCCGTGTTCGGCGACCTTCTCGCGAATGACTTCGCAGGTTGCGCCGGCAGGAAGGCCGATGTCAGGCGTCGCAGCCGCCCTTGCTTGGCGCGTCATGAGCATGATCAACGCTGCTGACAACACGAAAATTCCGACGACCAGCAAGAGCAGGAAGAGATTGGATCTACGTCTCATGTGTGGCATCAGCTCGGCTTCATCTTCAGCAATTCCCGGATGTCGTCCCTGATCTCACCGAGACCACTCTTCAAATCCGCCGAAAGGCGCTCAATAGCGCGTTCGAAGTCCGGAATTTTCACATAGTTGTCCCTGCCATAGATCTCGACTTCGCGGATCTTGTTCTCCACGGACGCGATTTTTTCCCGCATGGCGTGGCCGACCTCTCCGAAGTTGTGATCTTGATTCCGTTGCTCATCTGCAAACTTGGCTTCGAGCCTTTTGATTTCCGCGAGTATCTTGTCTCGCTCATCATCAATCTGCTTTTTTAGAGCAGCCTTAAGCTCTCCAACCGCTTGCCCAAGTCGAAATGAACCGAATAGGCCCTGCCCGATAAACCCTAAGATGACGACGCCCACCGAAATCCAAGGATACAGCTCCTTCATCCCCGTCACTCTCCTAGCCGTCCGCCGCCGCTAGGAAGATTCCCAGCATGTTAACCTTTCCGAGCTAGGGTCCGCCCAGCCCGTGCTATGGTGCCGCCACAGCGCGGGTTAGGATCGTCGTGGCGGCTGCAACCGCCGCGGCGATCCGCTACTTCTTTCGGCCAGTAACGGCCTTGATCGTGGATGCGACAACACCTTCGGGAGCCTGCCCCGTGATCGCCGTCTGCTTCATCGCAGTTGTGTCAGAGGCAACGTATCCAAGCAAAGCGAACAGGCCGGCAGTAAAGATGGCCGTGGAGTTGAACAATGTCGCTAGCTGGTCAGGCGGCACGCCCTTGCCGAACATCGTGTAGGCGATCGCAGCAACTTGTTCGATGCCGTAGAGCAGAACCAGGTAGCCAAGAAGGTGACGCCAGTGCCACCACGGAACCTTGCCGGTTTCTGCACGGATGGTCTTGTTAATCTCAGAGATGTTTGCCTTGTCGACATCGCCCTTAACTTCGGCCAAGCGTGTTAGATAGGCGTATTTCGCCTGCACGTCGGACTGAGCGGCCTCAAGGGCCGCGCGCGCGGTGTCCGGATCGGCTACGACTGCCGTGTTCACCTCTTCCGGCGTTGCCGAGGACGGCAGCCCGAGAGCCTTCTTGATCGCGCTGACCGCGAATGAGGACACCGGGCCAGGAACGCCGAGCGCGGTTCCAAGGATCGGAAGGCCGAAGTCGATCGCGGTGTTTGCAAGCCACGACCATTTGCCGAGATCGATCGCCATGTCAGGCCGCCTTCCGCTTCTTGGTGGTCTTACGCTTAGCTTTGGTCTTGCCATTCTTCGCCGGAGCGCGCCGCGCGCGCGGCTTCGCTGGCGCCTTCCACACATCGGCCGGCGCCGGGAGTGCAGCCAGCGCGCCCGAGGACTTTGCCCGATCTGCCGACAGGAGAACGTCGTGATAGGGCTCCGGCTGAGCTTGATGCCGTTTCCACCAGCGCCAAGCGAAATACCCCAGCGCCGCGACCGCGACGACCGCAGCGGCCAGCAAACCCCACTGCCAAGCAGACCAGCCCTGTTGCACGCCAGCTGCAACGGTACCGGCCACGACCGCGCCGCCGCCAGCCTTGCCGGCATCAGATGGTGTCACCGTCGGCTTTGGCGCCTCAAACCTGATGGTCGGATCGATGGCCTGCATGGCGAGGATAAGACCGGCACAGCCGAGTTGCTTGTCGACGACGTTCGGGTCAAAGACGTGGTCCGCGACGTATTTCCCGGCTTTGTATTGATCCGTACCCGACCAGACATAGGGCGACGGCAATCCGCGCTGCGCATAGCCGAAGCCGTTGTAACCCTCGAGCAGCGTCAGGATGCCGCCAATAGACCAATCCTTGTTCCGGGCAGCGTAGGGCGGACAGTTGACCAGCGCATCATAGGCGGCCTCCTCCCAGCTCTTGAACGGCCCCCTGCCCTTCGGAACGATGGTCGAGACCTTATTCCAAGGCTGACCTTGAGCGATGCTCCTGAGCCACTGCGGATCGGCACCAGACTCCCGTTCCTTGATGACCGCGATCACAAACCAGGGGACGCCGGTGCGGGCCTCCATGGCCTGAAAGCGTGCCTTCCCCGCTACGAGCCGGCGAGCGACAGGACCGAATTCAGGGCCACGGGTAAGTTTCGCCGCAGCCCATCGGCGTGCGTTGGCTGCTTTAAGCTTTTGAACATCGATTGCCATAGGTTCTCCTCGTCAGAGCCATTCTCTGGTTGAATCAACGGCTGGTTGTCTGGTAAGTACCCCGCCCGGGCTGGGAGAGGAATGATGCGGACTATCTGGTTAATAGCTGCTGGAGCCCTGATATTGGCTGCGGCAGCGATCGGAGCTAGCCTCAGTAACGATCGATGTTACGCCTACAACGGCGCGCTAATAGAGAAGCCCTGCTCTACGGAATGAGCGGCCCGAACGTTGCGGTCATGAGCGGCATGGTTACGCGCTGAAGGCCGCTCAGAAGCGGATGAATGCCGTCATCAACAGCATATTCTTCCGGATGGAGAACTGGATCGCCCCAGGCTGTTCGGACATCGATCAGTTGGACGCCCAGAGTTATGGCCAAGCTCCGAATGCGAGCGTCATAGCCAGCAAGGTTCGGGAACGTGGCCGCTATGGCATCCGCTCGCGGCTGTGATGCAAGCATGAAATAGATCGAGGTGTTCGGCGATCCACTGCGGATCGCGGCAACCATGGCCGTCCAGTTAGACGCGGCCTGCGAAATGCTGACCCCCTGCGCGGGATTCGCGTCGTTGATCCATTCCAGGACGGCGGCGCGAGGACGGAGGTTTACGACCGGCTGGATATTGGCAAGCCCGTACCCGGAGGCCTGGCCTTCTCTGCCTGTTAGATAGGTTTTGATGCGGCTGACTCGACCAACCTGCATCGACTTTTCCCAAATGATCGGCCAGTTGCGCGCGTTGCGGTCGACAGTCAAGCTAGTGCCATGGATCGCAATGTCAAAGACATTCATCAGGCGTACTCGTCGCGAAGATCGGTCCAGCCCTGCAAGAACACGTTCACCAAGTTGTCCGTGTCGGTAGAACCCGCGCTATACGTATAGACCTGCCCGGCTGTGCTCGTGAACGTCTCGACCAAGCCGCCATCAAACCCCGCCTGCTTGTATTGTGAGGCTTGCTGCCCGAGCGTTGGCGCACCGAGATCAGGGTCACGAAAGATCACGAAATATGCCGGGTTTCCTGCGTCAACGAGGTTTTCATAAGTCAGGAAACAACGGGCCTTCATCTTGACGCCGATCGGGACAGGCAAAGTCAGAAGCGAGGCGAGGCCGAGAGATCGCCCGCTCGTGACCGTGATGGGAGTTGCAAACTCAAAAGAACCATCGGCACGCCATAGACCGGCGAGAATGAACCCACTTGCATCAGTGCGGAAAGCGCCGATGCGCCGCTTTTGCGTGTATCCAGACGGCATTGTCGGCGACACAGCCGACGTGCTGAATAGAATATCGACCGCAGAGCTCGTCGGATTTCGGATGATGAAAATGTGATAACAAGTATTGATCGCGACGGACCCCGTGTCCAACGCACCGTTGCCCGATCCTGAAACCCATGCGCTTGTGGTCTTGGTCACACCAGCGCCGAGCGTGATGTCGATCAGGTTATTGTTGTCGCGCGCCGTGCCCGCCGTAAAATCAAGTTTCGTGTTGGGCGTTGTTGCGTTGTTCGATGGAAGAAGACCGGAGATAGCCTTTGCAACACTCGTCGAAACGGCTGATGCAGAATTAGCGGCAGCAGTAGCCGAAGCGGCAGCGGCGGAAGCAGACGCAGCCGCGGCCGTTGCAAGATCGCTAACCGCGTCCGTCGCTTCCTGAAAATCCGCTTGGTTCATCCAGTATTCCCAGGCGATATTGTCCGTTCCGATGTCGGGCCGATCAGTTGCGAGGCTCCAGACATCGCCGCCATGGGCAGTTCCAGCTTGAACCGAAACCTTCATGCCCGCGATCAAGGTTCGATTGGAGGCCGCGTCAGGAGAGCGACGCCACGACCCCTCCGATGCCGTGTAAATCCCATTCGCGGTCGCATCGCTCTGGTCTTTGACCAAGATGCGATCACCGGAAACAGTCAGCACGCCGTCAATGGTCTGTAGGCCTGACAACGTGATGTTTGCTGTCGTCGCGAGACGAACGGGTTCCTTATCGCCAGCGAGCAGGCGAACAGCGGCAGTCGAGGGGGTCGGCATCATTTACCTCGCTTAGACCGCGGCCATCGTCACGCCGTTGTCCTGCCCGTTCAGAAGACGGGCCTCGAACATGCAGGCGTGATCGGTGATGGTGCCGGTGACGACGAGTGTCACCTGAACGTCGAACGTCTGCGTTCCAGTGTTCGCGCCGGAAATCGCGCTCACGCTATAGGCGAGCGTCAGTGTGCCGCCGCCGGAGACCGTCGCGATGCCGGTCAGGGCAATGGTAGCCGCCGCTGCCACCGTGTCGACGCTCCCGGTCTGACGCGCGATGGCGATCAGGCCCTTACCGATGCGGGTGGACTCGCTCTGATCGGTGCCGGTGCCGAGCCAGGCCGCCAGCGTCAGCTCAATCGATGCGTTCTGATTGCCCGACGGCACCGTGACGCGGATGATCGACGTCGCGGTGTTGTTAGCGATGCCGGTCTTGCGGCCGGTCAGGGTCGAGAGGTTCCCGGCATAGCCAGGGCGGTTGCCGAAATCACTGCCGCTGGTGCGGGTCCGTCCAAACTTACGTGCCATCTGCTTTTTCTCCTCAAGAGCCGCCTCTCGGGCGGGATTGCGGGCTGCCGGCCCGTGCGGTAGAAACCTGCCTCCGGGGATGGAGGCAGGCTATGCGGTTGCATTCTGTTGGCCGGTTTACGGTCTACTGTATGGGCGCGGTCGTCATCGCCGCAGCCCTGATCCACATCGCAAGGGTTGCTATCGGCTGATGTGGCGCGAGCTCGTCTACTGGATGTCCAAGCGGTCACACTGGCTTGCGCCTCTAGCCGCCCTGATGGTCGGGCTTTCGATCATCATTCTATCTGGCGGGCCGAAACCGATAGGGTCCGGCACAAAGCCTCCAGCCGAATGCGGAACAGGCCTTTCACGCGAGTTCTGCTAGGTCTGAGGGTTGACGACGTAGCGGAGAAATTGCCTCAGGCCCAAATAGCTGTTGAATGGCAACAGGCGCTCAGCCGCGTTCTTCTGAGCCTGCGTCACTTCCTCGCCGTCGATCATCTTCTTAGGAAGGCCCATGACCGTCGCGGTGTCGTCGACAAGTCCGGCGCTCGGCCCGACGATCGAGCCGATAAGGCTCCGGTTCTGCATCCTCTGCGAGATCGCCGAGCCCTCGTCCGCCGCCTTGATCGGCGTCTTGATCGGGTTGAAGCCGGTTGCCTTCTCAAACGTATTGGCCAGCTCCATCGGGACGGCGAAGATGCCGGAGCGGTCCAACCCCTCTGAAATCCACCAGCCAGGGTTCTTGCCGATGTCCTGAAGCTTCTCGGTGCGGTTTCCGGATACGGCCTTCATCCAGGTTGCCATCATGCCGATGGTCGTCATGGCGATCAGGCCGCCGACAAAGCGCGCCTGTCCTTCCTGAAGCCCGCGCAGCAACACCCGCTGATGCGAGGCCAGCGCGAAGGACTTGAATTGCAGCATGGCCCGGCCGGTCGGGGTATTGGCGAACAGCGGAGTATCGGCGACGCCCTTGGTCGTGATGATGGAGTCGACGTCCTTCGACAACGCCGCACGATAGGTGCGCGCCGCAACCTCGTCCGTCCAGCTTTCAACGTTCGCAACGCGGACCTTATCGACAGTCTCGCCGTGCTCGGCGAACTGGCGGGCAATGCGCTCGGCCATGCTCTGGTCGATGCCGAGATAGGCCAGATATGCCCGCTCCTTTTCGGCAACTTCGGCAAACTGCGCAGAGCCGCGCAGGATCCGGTTCTGCGTCATCACCGCGGCAATGGACTTCTGCATATCGGTCAGCAGCCGGATGCCGTTCCACTTCGAGGCGATGTTCGTCATGTTCTCAAGGAACGCCTCGACCGGCCCGCGCGAGGCGTAGGGGTCGATGATTTCCGAGAGCGTCGCCAATCTGGTTCCGAGCACGCGCTCGGTCACGACGCCGGCAAGCTGTGCTTCCTTCACCGAGGCCCGAATACCCTTCAGGTTCGTCAGGGTCTGGCCCAGCGTTTCCATGTAAGGCATCAGGCCGTGCACCATCGCCGGCCGTACGGTTTCCGTCAGGGACGCAATTGCCACCTCACCCATGGACCGCAGGTAGTTGAAGTGGTTCACCGAACGGACGATACGGGAATAGTTCGCCTCAACCGCAGCTCCCGGGTTGGTCCCGCGCAGCATGTCGCGGACTGCCTCAAGATCGCGGATATCGGCCTTCTCACGATCGGCAAGTTTCTTCAGCTGCTTCTCGTCAGTGATGCCGGCGCGCAGGTTGCGGTAATCATCCCTGATTTTGTTGATCTGGTCGACCATGTCGACAGACCCAAATTTACGGGCCAGCTCCACATCCGCGCCCATCACCCGAGTATAGCGCCGCGCCACGTGCTCAACGTCATGCTCGAGATAGTCCTCAACAGCCCGGCCGTTCGATGCGCGGAATAGGTCGGCGATGTTGAAGGTGCGTTCCTTGAGCGGTCCCCGCGCCTTGATCGTCAGGAAGTCGTTGCGGACTCCGCCGCCCGTCCGCCCTGTCAAAGTGTCGAATACCTCGTCCGCGATGCTCCTCGCGAGTTCCTTAGGATCGCCGAGGAATCGGCTTTCCCGGTCAACTCGAATATCCGCCTGGCGCTCGTTCAGCTTATCCTTGAGAACGGCAATCTTGCGATCGGCCTCCGCATCCAGCGCCTTATAGACCCGCTCGACCGCCCCCTTCATTTCCTCGGACGTCGAGAACCGCGGCGCCTTGCCGTCGACGCCAACGCCCGCCCTGGCAAGATCTGCCTCGAGCTGAGCGACAAGCTCCGTCAGGCGATAGGCGTCCTCGTCACCCCGCTTGAGCACAGCCCGCGTCTTACTGAAATCATCGTTCAGGGCTTCGACAAATTCATCAATGCCGGGCCGCTGGCTATGCTCCGGGAAATAGCCGTTTTCCCAGGCGTGCCGCGCCATGTCATCCAGCGTCCAGCCGCCGCCATTGCCTTGCGCCGTCCGCCGTTCCTTGCGGATCATGCCGGGCCGAGCCTTGTTCGTGATGCCGCGGTGCGCCAACTCGCCGGCATCATCAACCAGGCCGCCCTGCTCGACCACGAACTGAGACAGCGTCTTGACGCCCTTTGGTTTCGGCGCACCGCCCTGCACAATCCGCAGGGCCTGCCGGATATCGCCTTCCGACATTTCTGAGGTGTCAGCCACGTCCGCGCGCTGCTTCAGATCTTCCGCGCGCCTGACCTTCTCCATCTCAAGCGCGGAAATCTCGCGGTGCATCGGATCAAGCCGCCGCTCGGCCGCCTTGTCAAACTGCTCGGCCCACTTCGGTTGGTTCTGCTCAACCCAATCCTGCACCATGCCCTTGAACCCCTGCTCGTCGGCAGAGATTTTCCGGCTGTTCCACATGCGGGTGAAGTAGGACTGCGCCGTATCGACCGACACATCCGGCGGGAGGAGCCCCGCCTTGATGGCCTGCTCCTTCAACGGCTCGAACACATTGGCTCGGTATTCCTGCGCAACACGCGCCACGACCGGATCAGCATCCGTGTCGCCGCGGCGCATCGCCTTGCCGACGGCCTCCCGGAACTCATCCCGCGCGAGCTGACCACCCGCCTTGCGATGCTCGAGATAAGCGTCATTGGTCGCCTGAAGGGCCTTGGCGAGGCCCCCGTTGTATTCCTTCATGAGGGTTTCGACCGCCGGCGCGGACGCTACCCCCTCGAAATTCTTGGTCAGGTAAAGCGGGTTTTCGACCGTATCCAGCATGATTTCGCGATAGGCCGCCGACGGGCTATGCAAGGCGCGCAGCAGCGGGTTCATCTGGGCCGTGGCCGCCGCAGTCATGCGCGCCGCGCCGCCGGCAATGGTGTTCTCCTCGATCGGCGCCGCAGTGTTCGCAGCCGCGCCAGCGGCGCGCAGCGGCGCGTTAGAATTGGCAGCCTCAAGGAGTGCCTCCGGCGTCACAGAAGGCGCCCTAGCCGGCGCCTGAAGCTCCTGATCCAGCGCGGCAACGGCCCTCTGCCACTCACCCTTCGATAGCAAAGCTTGGCCCCCGACCCCCAACAGGCCACCCAGGAACAGCGAGGATCCTATCGCCGTGGCGCTTTCAGCCGCCGTCCTGGTCTGCTCGATTGATTGCAGCGCGCCTTCCTGAATGATTGCACTGACAGCATTCGCGCCGCCGACGACGGCACCGGCCTTGGCCAGCGCGATCCCGCCCTTGGCTCCCTTCACGAACGAGCCGCCAGGAATGAGCGATGTCGGGCTGAGCACGCCGGCCGCGCCTTCGGTCACAAGCCCCATCCACCACGGCTGCGAATCCAGGAGCTTACGATCCTCGGTCTCGCGCGCGATGTCCGCCCTGATGGCGTCGAATTTACGCTGATTGCGCGCCTCCGACAGCGCCTCAAAATTCACTTCGTCCGCCGTTCCCTTGATCTTGTCCCACGGATTGAAGCCAGGTTCGGCCTGGTTATCTATCCAGTATGAATTCGAGGCGGCCAACGCAGCCACCTCGTTGTTACGGCGGAACGCGGCGCCCCAATTCCATGACGGCTTTTGCGAGCCCTCCTCAAGATCGGCCGCTCCAGGCGCCACCGCAAACCCCTTCGGAACGTCGATCGTCCGCGACAGGTCAATAGCCTGATCCTCTTCAAGGAACGGCATCACTGCACCCCGAAGTTGGCGCGGGACAGGTCGACGTTGTCGGCCGTGATACCGGCGGCTTCGTTGATTTTGGCCGACTGCGCCGCGCGGGCCGCGGTCTGAGCGTCGCGCATCGCAGCTGGATCGGCGTAGAACTGCCTCGGGATAGTCTGCACGTGCCCGTTCTTGTCGACATAGGAAAGGACATAGGTCGGCGGCTCGCCGCGCGTGAACCGTTCGCCGGTGTTGCGGACCTCGTCAAAGCGGAGCTTTGAGCGCTCGACGTCGGCGCCGTTCAGATCCTTGATGGCGGCCAGAGCCTGCATTGCGATCTGCTCGCTGGTATTCTCCACCCCGGCGTAGGCCGGAGACCGTTCTGGCGGGTATTTCATCACCGTCTTAGTCCCGCTCACCGATGTCACGCCCCAGGTTTTCTTCATCTCCTCGAGCGCCAGCGTCTTGCTTAGCGAGACATCGCCATTTGCGAGGTACTTCTCCCGGAAGATTTCCTCGTAGTCTCCCATCGCGCGCACGCGCATTTCCGGACTGAAGGTCAGCTGCGGGTTGGGCGCCAAGCCAAGGAACGACGGATCGAACGCCGAGCGAATATCGTTGACGTTCAGTTCCTTCTTGACGACGGCAGTCACATCGTCTGACTTCAGCTTGGCCCTTACCTTCTGCTCATACTCCGGCGTCCGCTCTTCCATGATGCGCTTGGTGGCATCGGCCGCTGTCATGCCTCGATCATAGACGTAGTGGCGGAATGTCAGCGCGGCGTCGGTCAACTGCTTGCCGTCGGCGACACTGGCGAAGATGTCGGGATAGCGCCCGCCCACCAGATTTGCCGAGGTCTGTAGCGCGTTCTGCACCGTTTGCGCGTTGGGCGAAAAGAGAGCGCCCTTCAGAGCCACGCCCGCACTTGCCGGCACAATCCCGGTTTTCTCGGCAATCGTCTGCAACGCCTGCATATTGCCACCGAGCGATTTGAACCCGGCGTCCGCCCAATCCCGCTGATCCTTGTCGACCGGGTTCCACGCAAAATTCGGGTCGGCAATCGCCTTGCCGAAATTCACACTATCGGCCAGACCCTTGTCCCGCGCCGCGATCATGTTCTGCAGGCGCAGTATGTCCCCGGCATCCTTGAGCCACCCGTCCGCCCGCGCCTTCTGGATGTCCGCGAGCGTTGCGTTGTTGTCAATGATGGCCGTCTGCAACGTGTTAAAGCGGTCGTTGTAGACCTGTGTATCAGCCGCAGCCGTCGCAGCCTCGCGGCGCCGCATCTCAAGATCGGCCATGCCGGCAAGCTGCAGCCGCTTGTCGGCTGGAACGCCATCGAACCTCGCGTCAGGCTGGTAGACGCCGGGTACAGGACCATCACCTGAGCTTCGCGCGAGCGCCGCTTCCGAGAGACGACGGTTGCGGTTCACGCCCTTGTTGTCGTCCTGACGCGCCTCGATCGCCGCAGCTATTGCGCTGGCATCACCCGTGCGAGCCGCAGCCGCGATGTTCTCCGGCAGCCGTCCGTAATTGTAGGTCACCGAGCCGAGCGCGGCCTGCTGGTTCGGATTGAGGCGGGAAAACGCCTCCTCGCCGATCGCCTGCCGAACCTGGTTGAGCGACTCCTGCGTCCGGCGCTGAAGATCCCGCTCAGCATCCGCTCGCGTGACCGTGTCGCCCTCCTTGACGGTCCGCACCGTGCCGTCCGGACCCGTTATCGTGTCCGAACCATAGCCGAGCCGATGCGCGTTGACGTCCCAATATGTGCCGGTCTTGAAACCCTCCTTGTCCCTCAACAGCTGCATGGTGCGGTCGACCGCAGTCCCGGAGAACCCCTTGTCGATGCCCCAGCCCTTGGCGACGCGCTGGGCCTCCTCCGGGTCGCGCTTGGCGAGCGAAAGGAAACCGGTCTCAGCCAAATCAGCCTTGACCTTATCCTTGGCCTGCTGCTTGGCGATCGGCGTAAGTGTCGAGGAGTCGATCAGCTCCTCGACGTCGCGCTGATAGGCCGCGACCGCCTCTGGCCCGGACTGCAGCACGCCAGACTTGGCGCCGTCGAGCCGTTTGGTAATGCCGTCGATCTGGAAGCGGTCGCTCTCGTCCTTTTCCAGCCTGGCAGCACCGACAGAGAAGGTTTCCCGCTTCGCCCTGATGCGCGCCTCAAACTCCGGCCGCTGGCTTTCTGGCAGCGTTGCAAGCCATTCCTGCGAGCGCCTATCATAGTTCTCGAGCAGCTTGTCATGCAGGCCGAGAGCGCCCGGCTGCATGTCCTGCTTGGCCTTGTCTGTGTCGGCGACGAGCGAATTTGAAAATCCATCGAACGAGATCAGCGACTGAAACCGTTCCTGCTGGTTGACGCGATCTTGGTAATGGATAACGAGCGACTGCAGCTGCTTTCCGCTCTGCTCCAGTTGCTGCCCGACCGGACTTCCGGACGGATACGAAACGACGCCCCCAGGATCGAGGCTTCGGCCAGCGACAATGCGAGGAATAGTTGCCATCAGGCAAACGCGCTCCCGCCGAGCCGCACGGAAGAGCGCGGCGTATAGAGCTGGGTCAGGCCGCCGGCGACATTTGTGATCGCCCCGAGATAGCCCGCCTGCTGCTTCTGTTGCCCCTGCATAAACGCAAGATCGCCCTGCGTGCGAAGGTTCTGCTGCTTGATCTGAGAGCCAAACCGGATCGCGTCGACATCCATCTGGGTCTGGATAGCGTTATCGGCGAGGACTTCCGTCGGCGAACCAGCTAGCGAAACGCCAGAACCCGCCACCTGCACCAGCGCCGCCGACTGCGCGCGCCGGCCCCGGTCGTAAACCCGGGTCGCCTCATATCCAGCAGCAAGCCGCTCATTTTCAGCCGCCTGGTTGTAGGCTGCCTGCTGAGCCGCTCCGGCATCGGCTGCAGCATTTCCCTGCATAATAGAGCCCATGGCCTGAAGGCCAGTTGTCGCGATCAGCAACGGCGCCATAGCGCACATTATGAACCCTCACTATCGAAGCCGGGGATAATGGCCCGGATGGTGCACGGCACTGGATCTGGAGCTTCAATCCTCAATCGCCCCTGACCCTCCCACGTGTCATCAAGCTTCACTTCGTCCAGATTGCCGGTATAGAGCGAGACAACATCGGACGCCGCGGCCACAGTGTTCCGGCCGGCGCGCTGGAGCTCAAATCCATCCCTCGATGCAGACCGAACATAGATGTTCGCGCTTTCCAAGACCGACAGGATCACCGAGTTGATCCGCTTACGACGGCCCATAACAGAGCCGTCGCGCCCGCCCACATCAAGCTCCAGCGTTTCCGCCACCGCAGTATAGGGCAATCCAACATGCCATTTCGAAGCCGCGACCGGGATCGTCACAGCGCCGTCGCTCACAACCTTGTCACGGTAAACGACGCCATCAGCAAGGATAGATACGGTCTCGCCCTCGAGATGGTCGAGCCCAGAAACTGACGTCACTTCCGACCCATCATAAGTCAGTCCGGAATCAACGAGAAACGCATTTTCGGCGTCATCATATTCAAATCCAGGCTGCAGAACCTCAATGTAGCGCCGCGTCGCGCCTCCAATCGTACGCTTTACAACCAGCCAGATATCGTCTGAACCCGACTGTCCAGGCGTCGCCGCTACCCATTCCACTACCCCATGATCGAGATTGCCAAATGATCCACCCAGCTTGTGACGATGCCAACCCCTGACGTTCTGGTCGGCCTCAAAAGTCATCCCAGCGAACTGACCGTCATCCAAGCCCATCCAAAAAATCTGATCTGTCTCGCTCTGATAGCACAGCGATGAAATGCCAAGTTTCGGTATATGCTCTGAGATGATGCTGATCGGAGCCGTGGAATAGCCATTGCGCTCAAGAGAGAAGTTCATCTCAACAACAGATTTCCGATCGAAGCCTACATAAACGAACGTAGAACCCGCCTTAACGGGTGGGACGCTCGAGCACCGCTTGGTTGGAGATCCACGCGTTTTGAATTTTGAGGGTGTCAGCTGTTGATCAGCCCCACCACCCGAAAGCGTCCTAACCCCGCCGATCGTGCCTATGATTAGAAATCCGTCCGACTCTTCCAGCCAAGTAATCTCACGCGCGCCGGCAAACTGGAATGAGATCGCATCATCATCATCAGCCCCACCACGAAAGGATGTGAAGTCAAATGTTTTGGAACCGTAAACAGAATATTTCTGACCAAAGGTCAGCCGCTCCTCGAATATCTTCACCGAGCGTGGATATCCTCCATCACCTCCAAACCCGCCCAAACTCCACCGATACGATTTGTTTCCGGACCCAACAACTTCAGTTGGGAACGTGGAAAGCACGGATGCAGTAGCTGATAAACCATCTACAGCAACAGCCGTAATGCGCGCCACGCCAAACCCAGAATGCAGATAGGTCCACTGCACGCCGTAATTATCATCGAACGCGCTTGCAGAACCGTCGTAAGCCTCTCCGGTCTCCGAACCGCCGTCCCACTCGGCACCTTCCAAATGGGTTGGTGGCGTTCCGCCCATACGCACCTTTCCGGTCACGGTAAGGGGAGCTGTCGCCTGATATACATTCCCGTTGTGGCGTCGGTAGATCGGCGTTCCAGACACGCCAGAAGTCGTTAAGAACCCGCCAGACTCCCAAGGCTTCCATGCCTCATAGGTTTCGACCTGGATTTTGACGAGTTGACCGATCATTTCTGAGGTGAATACCGCAGCATCGGCCGTCAATGTAACGGTGCCTGTTGCAGCACTCGCATACATTTTTACGGACTCGTCAGAATTCCCGGCGGCAAACGGACCATCAGTCAGACTGACCTCATCCAACGTCCAACTTGTGTTCGATGAACGCGTGATCCTCCGAGGAGCATAGCTGGGATGTGTCAAATATAGAACGTCACCAGATTGTTCGAACTGGAGATCAACCACATCTGCATACGGATATGGCGTCGTCACCTCAACAACATCCGACCCATTTAGGATCGGCCCACCGTAAGCATACACCCTGAAATACAAATTCCCGAAGAACAGCATGTAAGCCTGATCCTCTGAGAAGACGAATGGGATCGGTCGCTCCTGCTGTGAACTTGACGTCTCGCCAGCGAAGTATGTTCCACCACGCTTGCGGATGCCACCATGCGGCAGGGTTATGAAGTTCTCGCACGTCCTCAGGGCTGACCGATAGAGATCTAGCGACGCCCGCGCGTGAAGGCGCGGCGAAATCTCACCCCTGACAAAGCTATCCTGAGATGGAAAAAGCGTCATCGAACGTCAGACCAATCGCCGCGCTGCTGCGCCCAGGACGGAACGGTCGCCGCCGAGCTTGCCACAATCGAGTTAATGCGACGGGCTTCTGAGATTGCTTCGTTGTAGACGACCTGAGCTCCCTGCAGAACGCTTGGCTTGTTCGTCAGCGGCATGGCGATTTTCATCGCGAGCCGCGCGGCTAGGGCTTCAACAAAGAGCGGATCCCAATCAGCAGGATCGGTCAGGTTGGCGATGTAGCGAACAAGGCGCGGGCCGGAATAGTTGGTCAGGAGAAGCCCGCCCTCGTGCTTGAACGGGATGCGGGCGCCCTCAGCCTCTCCGGTATCCGTCAGCGGAAGAACGCGCAGCGCATCGTCCGGAACGGAATAGCCATATCCATAAACGTCGCCGGTCGGTGCGTCGGCCTCCGGATCAAGCTCGACCCTGAAGATCGCAAACGACCATGCGTTCTTCATCAGTTCAGATTGCCGGGTCGTTTCATAGTGAAGATTGAGCAGGCGCGCCGCCTTGGTATTGTCGTCCAGGCTGTCGATTGGCGCCTCGACAAGAATGCCGAGCGCCATGTTCGCAAGATCTTCTACGGTAACGCTTGCCATCAGCCGTAACTCGCAAACGAGCCATGCAGTCGATCTGCGGCAGCCCGATAGGCTTCATGGGCTTCCTCGGCAGTGTCAAAGCTGCCGATTGTCTTTGCTTTGCGGTTGACTTGGATCGTCGCCCTGAAGCGACCATCTCGGCAGGAAACGCCCTTCAACCCGGTCTTGTTATTGCGGTAAATGGACCTATTCATGCCGTTTTGTGGCAATGAACAAGCGCGCAGGTTGTCGATCCGGTTGTCAGATCGAGTGAGATTCTTGTGGTCAATCTGTTCCGGCTCAGTCCCGCGAACCATTTTCCAGATGATGCGGTGACCGAAAAAAAGTTTGCCGTTCAGTTTGACGACCAAATAACCCTGAACACTGATATTGCCCGCAGACTTACCGGCCCATTTGGTGTTGAAGCAACGCCGATGCTTATCTCGCACGAAGTGATGGAGTGGGCGGTTCTTCCAGACGAGTGTCCCTGTCATGCCGTCATACGAGAAACATTCGCGCAGATAATCCGGTGAGGGCAACGTATTCGCCATGGTCAGCCCTTGATCACGTTAGGGTGCAGGACCGGACGCCGACTGACCTCTTCCTTACGTCTGGCGCCAAGACGAGGCGGACGATGCAAATCAGCAGTAGGATCAACAGCAGCGCGCCGAAAGCCTTCGCGAGCGCGTTCGAGCGGCTTGATCGGCGCCGCCTGAGTAGGCTCGGGCTGCTGCACCGGCTCATTTGGCCGTTGCTTCCTGGGGCGGCCAGGCGGGTTTCCCGTCGGCTTGTAAGGCATCGATCGTCCTCATCAAGGAGTGAGAGGCGGCCCGTAGGCCGCCCCGGCTTGCGCATCGGAGGTTACGATTCAGTCGTACGCAGGAACACGAAGCCCGTGTTCTTGATGTCAGTCGCCGTCCGATTCCAGTTGGCCGCAGCAGCCAACTCGGTGTCGGTCGGGAAGACGCCAGCCACGGAGCCGTGCAGCCAGTCGAAGCCGCGCGGATGGATGATCATCTGCCGGCGAGCAACCAGCTCGGTCACGCCGCCGCCGTGCGCCTGGCGCGGCTTGCGGTCGGTCTCGATCGGGCCGCCCTCGGTATTGACCGGGAGTTCGTCGTAAACGACGGCGCCCGGCTTGAAGATGATCGCGTTGTACTCGTTCGAGCCGGTCTTCGTGATACCGTCGTCGACGATCACACGCAGGCCCTGATAGGTCGGGATCATCATGCCGCCCTGCTCGGAGGGGGGCATGTAGTCGATCAGGTCCGCCTTCTTCAGAACCTTCATCTGCTTGGAGTGCATCAGCACGCCGACGAAGCGGTCCGCCTGGTCGCCGTGCAGGTACGCCGCATCGATCAGGTCGGTGTCGACGATCGAGGCATTGGTGTCGCGGATCATGTCGCTGGAGTCGTTCGCGATGTTGTCGGCGAGAACGCCGGCTATCGAGGCGAGCACCATCTTCTTGATCGCACGCTGCCAGTAGTCGGTCTGGCGATCCGCAATGACCTTGCCCGGATCATCGCCGGCGAGAACCGCCGTCAGATCGGGCCAGGCCCACGCCTGAGCGCGCATCTGGCGAAGCGCAGTCTCGGAGCGGGTGAGCAGCTTCTTCGTCTCGATCGAATCCGACGGATCGTCGTTGATCGGCTCAGAAGCATCGCCAGTGATGTCCTTCCAACCCGGCAGTTCGACGAACTTGCCACCCTCGCCGAACTTGCCGGCGATCATGGGATCGGTGCCGAGGAGGCCCGCCTGGAAAATGTCGAGGACTTCGACATGCTTTTCAAACGAGTAACGAGCGTAAGGAGTCGGCAGGATTACGTCAGAAATCCTGGTATATGCGTCAGCCATTGAGGCAGTCCCTTCAGAAAGGGCACGGCCGCGTGAATTGGAGTGCTACCTTCTGGGCACCCAATGGTCAGGATCAACGCCTGCTTCACGCGCTAAACGCCGCGCCTTGTCAGGGTCGCTTTTCACCAGGGCTGTAATCTGCGTGAGGTTCTTTTCACCCTTGAAGGGATTCGGCCCACCTTGGCCGCCCTCGCCGTCAATCGTGTCCTCGGCGAACATCTTCTCGCCGATTTGCGAAAACGCCACCGCCAGAGCCGGGTCGGTCAGAGCGCCATCGTTGAGGATGATGCCCGACTTCTTGAAGCTCTCGACAAGCCCGAGCTTCTTCAGAGCCCGGTTTGCCAGTTCGTGCTTGGCCTTGAAGGTCTCGGAATCCTGCGGACCCCATTCCTTCGCCAGCGCGTCAGCAGTAGTTTCGACGGCCTTGGTCAATGCTGTCACGTGCGCCTTGGCCTGTTCAGCCTGGGCGAGCGCGAAAGCATCGTGCAAGGATTGAGCCTGCTTGCCGTTCAAGCCTGCCTGATGAGCCCACGTCTTGAAGCTGCCCGCAAGGGCCTCGTCATACGGGAGATCAGCCGGCAGCCCGTCTGGCCGCTTCAGCTCATATGCATCTGGCTTTTCCGGACGCCCGATTTTGGAATAGAACTTATCCCATTCCGCAGCCGGCGCGTCATCGGCAGGGCGGCGGACCGAAGAACCGATGATCGATTCCTGGTTGACGGCTGCCTTAGCCAGATCCTCTACAGATTTGTAGCCCTTTGTCTCGACCCATTTCCGGGTGCCTTCATCTTGAAGACCGGCGAAAGGCGATGCTGCCGCAGCGGCGGACCCGTTATCCGCTCCGGCGTTCTGCGTGTCAGGGGTGCCCGCCGACGCAGCAGATTGCTGCGCCACGGACCCTGCGTCCGCGGTAGTCATGAAAAACCTCGATTGTTGGAGTGCTATTCCTCGGCAAACCCAAAGCGCGCGATCCGCTCCAAGCGGAGCATTTCGCTTTCGTTCAGGCTGGCGAAGCTCGAAACCACGGCGAACAAGGCACGCTTGCCGTTCAACTCATGGCAATTGATCTCATATCCCTCGGTCGTGCCGGTCTCGGCCTTCCATGCGGCGACCGACGGCACGCCATAGAAGCCGGCGCGGCGCGCAAGGTCGGTCAATACGATCAGGCCGTCACCACGGCGCGGCGCATCACTGAAGAGGCGGGCATAGGCCAGCCGCACTTCGGCGGCTTGCTGCTCACTCGTCGTCATCGCCGGTGATCCGGTGGACATATTCATGCTCGAGCCAGTTGATGGCGCCGAGCATTTCGTAGACGTTCATGTGCTCGCCGGCCCAGCAGGACAGGCGGCTGCCGTCGGACGTGAACCCCGTCCCGACGAAGTTTTGCAGCTGACCGGACTTCGCCATGGCGAGCATGTCTTCCAGCGCCTCAACGAGGGCCTTGTTTGGCTCGCCTAGCTGAAGCGGACGGTTGCCGGAAATGCTGATTACGTTGCTCATTGCGGCGCCGCCGCGCCAAGGTTCGGGATGAGGCCGGCATCAGCCGCTTGCGCCATGGCGGGCACGGCATCCTTGGCGACGCCAGCCGCCGCCTGAGCCGCGGCAAGGCCCTGCTGAGCTTGCGCCGCGCGTGCCTGCTGCGCCCGGAACTCAGTGACCTCTTCCTTACGCTTGAGAATGGATTGCGGCGCGCGGCCGGCAGAGTGGAACACCCGCAAGCTCTCGTCCTCATCGAGGTTATCGAGCACGCCAGGCTTGGCCTGTGCCAGTTGCGCCGCAAAGCTCCAGGTCTCGACAACAGCCTTTGCTTCACCTGCCTTCCGTAGGATGTCGAGCGGAGACGTGAATTGAACCCTGATGCTCTTGCCCTGAAGCGACTGCGGCGGGACGAACCGGCTATCCGGCTCATAAAGCCCCTTGCTTTCGAGGATTGAAAGCTCGCGGTCAGTCTGCATCGAGAGACCGTTCTGGATGCTTGATCCGGCCGGGCCAAGCAGCGCGCCCTTCTCCTCCTGCCTGATCAGCGCCTCGGTCGCGGTCTGATTGCCGGGCTTGGAGACCAGCGTCTGGAACAGGTTGACGTAAAGCCCCTCCTGGATCGTGTTGCGGCTTTGCTCGATATACTGGAACGCATAGTCCGGACGTGCGCCCGTGACGATCGGCTGAGCCATCAGGCGCCCATTGTCGTCGATCAGGCCGGGATGGCGCGAGCCGGGATCCAGCGGCGGAAGCCAGTCGACCTTGCTACCGAGGGCGAGCGCAGGATCGGTGATGCCCTGCAAGCCGCGCAGCGTGCCCTTCCTGACGGCGTTGATCTCGCGGACCTCAGTCAGCAGCTCAATGACCGGGCTGGTGCCGTAGTCATCGCCATCATCCCTGCCCCAATTGAAGCAGGCCACCGGGAATGACTGAAAATCCTTCTCCTTGACGATTTTCTCATCCTGGCAAACCACATGGTAAGACCGGAATGGCCCTTCCAGGTAGATCGGAGCGCCGCCGACACGGGCCACCTTGCGGTCATAGTTCGGGCAAATGGCGTGGACGAACTCGATAAGCTCGTCGCATTGCTTCGGGTTCTTAGCCATTTCGATGATTTTGGCCGGCAGTTTGTCGCCAAACATCTGATATGCGACGCGAGCGGAACGCTTATAGCGCCGGTGCAGCGTGTCGACCTCGCCCCATTTGTTGCGGGCGATCCAAACCTCGGCCACCGGTAGCGAGCGATAGCGAATATACCGGCCGCTGAAATCCTCTTCGGCATAGAGATAGGCCGGGCCGAACCGAACAATATTCGCATAGCATGCCTGCATGGCCGGCACGTAGCCCGAACCGGGCGAATAGCGGATCGAGAACAGGAAATCGCGGACCTTCTCGGCCCATTCCTTTTCCTCGTCGGTTTCCTCGTCGTCCATGGCCGCGGTCGTGAGGCCCTGCCACTTATCGTTCTGTGGCGTGATCAAGCTTTCGAGGCCCGCGGCAAGCCGGCGGCCACCGGTACGAACCGTCGTGTCATAGACCCGGCGCGTGCGGCGATCGGTGCGCGTGACCTGATTATCCGACCGACCCGCCGAAAACGCATGGCGAAGCGGCTCCGGCGCATCCGGAGCGCAGTATTCCGCGACGTCCTTCCATACGGACTCGTAATCCTTGCGCGTGTCCTCGAGCTGAGACTGACGCGACAGGATCTCTCTGGCGGTTACTTCAGCCATTTACTGACCCAGCACCACGGATTTAACGGGGTTCAGCACCGGCCGCGCGCTGGCGACGTCGCTAGATTTCAGGTCGGACACGATGTTGGCTTGCGAACCGCCACGGGCCGCAGCCAGCCGACGGGCTTCGTCAGACTGCTGCTGAGCTTGGAAGCTATCAGGCTGCGGCGTGCGCGGCGCCGGCGCTGGCGTCGGCATTGATGGAGTGTTGAACAGGCACATAGGTTTCCCTTGTCCAATCGTAGAGGACGAAGTCCTCGCCACCCTTGCCGTATGCCGGCAGGTAGCAGCGAAACTGCCCGCCGATCCGCTCTAGGAAGTGGCGGGCTTGTCTGTGTCGCGCCAGCGCGCGAGCCTCGACCCTGAGCGCGCCAGCCTCATAAACGGCCGGTTGCAGCTGCTCGGTGATGAAGCGGACCATGACCGGCAGACATTTCGTCAGCCGATCCGTGCCCCAGCTCCAAGCTATCCAGTAACCTTTGCGGACCTGACCGCATCCGAAGGCGGCCTCAGGATTTCCGTTCAGCTCGACGCAGAACGCGAAGTCTCGGAGCGACATGGCCGCGATAGCAGGCGCGCTCCATTCATCTAGTTGCGCCTCGACCTCAGCCCGATCGGCCGCCCTCATATGCGCCGCGATATAGGACAGGTCGCGGAACGTGGCGTCGACCACGCTGGTGAACATCACATGCCTTCAAGCGGATCAGCCTGCCGGATGTCGCGCGGCCGGATCACGATCCGAGCATTGTCAGCGTCGAGATGCGTGTCGCATTCCTCGCAGCGCCTGCGCTCGATGTCATCGCGATAAGGATGGTCCTTGCCGCAGAGCTTGCAGCGCACAACGGCCGGCATCAGAAATGCTCCAGCGGATCCGCGCCGAGCGGGTTGCGCGCCGCGGCCTTCTTCCTGTTCTCAGCCCGAAGCGCCGGCGGCAGCAGAGCATGGCGCAACATCATGATCCCGTAGCGCGTGGCAGAGAGCAAGTCGTCGGCTTCCTTGACGATCTTGCCGTCCTTGCGATGATAGAGGCGAAACTCCTCAAACCATTCAGCCAGGTTCGAGAAGACCTTGAGCCGGCCGGTCTGCATCCTATCCAGCATGTCGAAGACGCCGGCCTCGACACCATTTGTCCCATCCGGGAACGTTGCGCGGCTGCCCAGCATGTTGAGCCCGTGGCTCTCATACTGCTTCGCCAGCTGCTCACCAGAGCCCTTATCGTGCTGCAAGCCGTCATGCGGCCATGCCCACGGAATCCAGTTTCCCCAGGCTTTCAAGGCCGCAGCGTGCAGGATCGGCGTTTCCTGCCGTGCGCGATATGCCTTGGTCACATAGACCACGTCGCCTTCAGGATCGAACGTGATCTCCACAGCAGCGAACGGGTGGTCCCACCCGAAATCCATGCCGCCGATCTTCGGCCAGTAAACCGGCATCTGGAACGGGGCGACCGTGATTTCCTCTTCCGCGATCGGGAAGATGCGACCTGAACCGAGAACCGGCGTCCCCTTGGACCGCGCCTCTCGTTCATGTGCCGGAAAGCTCGCGATGATGCGCGCCCGTTCCTCTGCAGGAATGTGCAGAGCATCATCAATGGTCATGTTTGTGTCGTGGCGATCGCTCGAATTCTCGGTCAAGAAGCGCCTCACCACTTCCGACATGCCGAGCAACGGCGTGAACGTCAGATAGACGAGACCGCCCGTCGCGATCGTGCGCGCCAAGCCCTCGTCATAGATATCCTGCGGCGGCTCCTCATCGAACCATACCACATCAACCGGCGGGCCCTGCCACTTCTGGCGGCCCTGCTCGTAATACTTGAAGCGCAGCGTCGACAGTCCGCCCGATTTGTGCCGGACCTTCACATAGTCCAACAGGTCCGAGACGCCGCGCGCCGGCGCCGTGTCGACGATGCGGTCGGCAGGGATGGTGCCCTTGCCCTGGTCGCCGACGTTCCCAAGCAGAACACGCTGCGGATTGTCGCGCGTGGTCTCTCCGGTGACGCCCGCCGCCCACATGACGACTGGCTTTTCGAAGCGGCGACCAACCCACCAGGACGGATAGTCTCCGGTCAGATGATAGGCGCCCTCGCAACCGCCGCAGAACGTCTTGCCGTTCTGATTTCCGGCGCGCAGAAGTCGCTCGCGAAACTTAGCGCCAGCCGCATGGAACACCTTCTGCTTCTCATACGGCCCGTAAAGAGCCAGCCGGTTGCGGTCGGCAAGCTCAAGATCCTTCCATAGCGCGTCAAGCTGATCCGGCGACAGCGCCGATACGATCGACTCCCAATTCTTTGACGCGGCCGAGGATACGTTCACGCTTCTGTTCCGTGGTCAATTCGTCAAACTCGCCGGGCTTCCCGACCTCAGAGCGATCAATAAACATGCCCAGATGCTTACCGATGTCGACCAGGGCCGCCCGCTTGTCAGCCAGCTTGAACTTCACCTTGCGAACGTCGCGAGTCTGCCCCCCGCGCGCATCCTTGAAATCCTCGACCGTGACCTCTTGAAGTGCTGCGGCCTGATCACGCGTCAGAGCGCTGAAATCGAGGCAGGGGTCACCGTCCGCGCCCACCCGCATATAGTCAGCCATGTTGGCGAAACCGAGCTTAGCAAGCTCCCTGAGCACATTCTCGACGGTGATCTCTGCCCTCTCGGCCCCTTTGGCCAAGATTTCATGCACGCGTGTTGAAATGTGTTCCTCGCGCGCAAGCGCAGCCGCATTGTGCCGGTTCTCTTTGTACCCGGCCTCGACATAAGCATCACTGGCGGGCTTCCCCGCCGCGAGGGCTTGAGCGAAGCGCTCATGGCGGGGGTTGTTGAGGATGGGCAAGGCTACTGCATATCCGCAAGGCGCGCCGCACCCTGACCGGCAGGATTGCCGTGAGCGGCCTTGTCCTCAGCATCGCGCCAGCCAAAGCCGTCGACGCTCTCGAACTCTCCACCCTCGCGCATGCCGATCATGACGCCGGGGCCGACCTGCTGATAGGTGTACTTCTCGGCGTTCTCATTGCCCTCCGCAGCGAGGCTGCCGTCGACCTCAGGCGGGCCGTTCTCCATGATGGAGATGTTGATGACCTCCTTGCGGGGATCCTTGTCGAAGATGCCGTCGGTTTCCTTGAGAGTGGCCCAGCGGTTCGTAGCCACAGCCGCAGCGCGCGCGCCGACGGTGTCCTTGACCGAAAGAGCCTTATTCGCCGAAGTCGTGCGAGCGGGCTTCTCTGCCTCGCCTGCGGCGTCTTTGGCGGCCGAGCGTTTCGCAACTGATTTCTTCGCCATGTGACTTGTCCCTGAGTTGGGGTTTACCCGCTCAGATGCGGGGCGCATGAAAAACTTGCTGACGGGGTTTTACGTTCCGAAGCGGCCCGGTTTGCTCACAAACTGCTTTCGGGCACGAAAGCGAATGTCCGGGCCGCTCCGAAGTGAAAGGAAAAAGCCCCGGCTCTGGGGGACAGGAGCCGGGGCGTGAAGTCTAGGGAGGAAACGCCCAAGAAACGTCGGAAGGCCCGACAAGGAAACGGCAAAGCTATCCGTCTGGCTTGAACCGCTTGCGGCAAGCCCGGCGGAAAGGCCAATGACCACTTCACCGTTGGGGTTTTCTCGCATGTTCCAAACCGATTTGCCTATTGTGGAAACTACATAGACGCGAGGTTACGCAGACGTTTTCCAGGTCGGGGTTTGCGGCTGGTCTTGCGCGCTACCGGCTTCGGCCTCTCGCCGCGGAAATACTTGGTGTACCGCGGCGGGTCGGTGCGATTGTATTCGCCGCCGGCATGACCGAGCACTATGCGAAACATCTCGGAATCGCGGACGCGCTGCGCACGATGGTTCGGGTTCGACGGGACATGGTAGATCCCATGGATATCCGGGATGCCAGCCCAATCGTCGCCATCGGTCTGAAAGAACACATACCCGGTGAAGATCGGACGCTCCGTCACGTGGTCCCGTCCATCAACCTTCTGACAACGCGCATAAGTCGGCAAAAACGCGCCGTGGTTCGTCTTCTCGATCTCCCGGCGGGCGATGTGCTCCATCTTCGAAACCGTCTGCGCGACCGTCCAATAGCGCTCCGTCATACCTCGGCTCCAAGCATCTTGCGGGTGAGTTCCACGGCGTTGCGAACGCCCATCTTCTCGAAAACGTTGGCCCGGTGGGTCTCCACCGTCCGGTGATCAATCCCCAGCTTCGCCGCGATCTCCTTGTTGCTCCAGCCCTTGACCACCAGCTCGCAAACAGCTTCCTGCTTCGCTGTCAGCCGATCCCCGTCCATGCGCTGCTTTCCTTTCCTGGTAAGCTCGTAACCACTCTCTCGACCTCTCCAGCCGCTCTTGCGCGTCGGTGCGCGTGGGCTGGCGGATGCCGGTGTCGGGCGCGACCGTTCTTTGCGTTTTCTGCAAAGAAGTCTTCGGCGGCTCTCTCACCGAGCCGTCTGAGGGATCGCGGATCATTGGATACCCTTCCCGTGAAGCAGCTTCTCCACATCAGCGACCATGTTGGCCTCATAGCCGGGCGGCCACTTGGACGGGAATCGCCAACCTCCCTTGCGGTTGCGGGGATATGGCTTCCCGAGATGCTGCTTGCCGTACTCGTCCCAAGCCTCAAGCTGGAGCTGATCCAAGACCTCGATCATGCCGTCATCCGCAGCGAACGCGGTCGCCGCATGGTCGGACCAGCGCTGTTGGTTCAGCCAAGTGATCGCCTGGGGGATGAACTGCGTTCCAATCTTGCCGCGTCTGGACTCCTCTGCCGCTAGACGCTTGGCTGCGTCGATCATCGCGTCAGGGTCAACCCCCGTCTTCGTGAGCGCGTTGAACTTCTGCTCTGCCGGCTTCCGTGGATTGGGCCCGTCTCGGCGTGGGTAAGCCTTCCAAAATTCTTCGAACTTCGAATCCTCCACGGGTCGCGTCGCGTCAGCGACCGACCGAGAGACTTTTCCTTTCCCTTCCCCTTCCCTTCTCTTCCCTTCCCCTTGGACTTGCACAAGGGGCGTGGCCCTCGCGTCATCCACGCGTGCCTCACGCGTCAAGATGTTGTTTTCGTCAGGCTCGGGTATGTCCGACGCTTTTTCGCGGTTGTTGATGACCTGGTGTTGATGCCAGCTCGGAATGTGCCCGTATTCCTTGCCGTCAACTTCGTACTTCACGATGAAGCCACGCGTCATCAACGCGTCGAGCACGCGTGAAAAGTCGCATTCGTCGTAAGGAAGGCAGTCGAGCTTGAGCTGACGGGCCGACCAACGAAAGCGCCCCTCCCTATCAGCGGCGGTCCAGAGGCCGGCAAACGCCAACCGTAGCGGGAGTTTGGTTTCCTTCTCCGCTTCATACAGGGCTTCATGCCTGAAGAACTCAGGTTTGATGCTACGAATGCGAGCCACGCGAGCCCCCGTGAACGAAGTCGAAGATTTCCTTGGCGCATTCGTCGGCGCCGCGGTGGATCTGCGAGCCAGTGAACCGCATAGTCAGGTAGCCGCGATCATGCGCAGCCTGGTCTTTGCGCATGTCGTGGCTGATCTGGTTCACAGACGAATGATAGTCCTTACCGTCGCATTCGATCAGCAGCGCGCCGCTGGTCCTCGGGTTATAGATTGCCCAATCCGAGCGATAGATCGCCCATTTGAACTGCGGCACAAGCAGCAATCCCCTTGCATCCTGAGACGGCTCCGAGGCCAGCAGCAGAGGCTTTCCATTGTGCTGGAAGCACAGGATTATTGCCGCACCAAGGATTGTCTCAATCGGGCTGTCGGCCGTGCGATTGGCTTCCATAGCCACCCGAGCACGTTCCACTACGCTGGCGAAGGCGCTTCCGATCGCTACAGGCTTGAACTCGCCAATAATCTCCTCGGAGCCCTGGACGTATGGCCGCGGGAGCGGATAGCCGTCATCATCCAGGCCATCATCATATCGAGGCATCAGTCGATCCCAAGTTCGCCGCGGTAAAGATCAACCAGAGCTTCGCGGTTGCGGCGCTTCTCTGCGTCCTCGCGCTGGGCTCGGATGATCGCCCGCAATGCTGGGATATCAAATCCGGACGATTTCGCTTCCGCAAAAACGTCGCGGATGTCCGCGGACACCTCGTCTCGGCTGTCCATCAGGTTGTTGATGCGCTCGACCAGCGCCTTAAGCTGTCCGTTGTGACCCTGCGCTGGAGTGTCCATTTGCGCTCTCTGTGTTGGCGGTGACGGGAACGCGGTGGAAACTCTGGCGAAGCATGAGCGGAACGCCGTCGCTCAGGATATTTCGCATGTGGTCCGGACCCAGCTCGATCTGGATCAGATCCTCCGAGCCGAAGAGTTGGAAGTTCAGGACATAGCGGCCGGCGTCCGGAGACGTGAGCCAGGCGAGCTTTGCGATGCTCATGCGCGCAGCTCCCGCCTGATCTGAGTAACCCGCTCGAGCACATGCACGCGGTGCCGGAGCCGATCGCGCGACTTCGGAGAGGCTTTGCGGAGCGCGTCCTTACGACGCTTCAATAGGTCGCGGAGTTTCATGCTGTCCTCGCAAATTCGCCGAAATGCTCGATAGCGGCTTGTGCATAAGCCGCGTGCGCCTCTTCAGCTGTGTGGAAGTACCCCAAGAAGATAAGCTTCTCGCCTACCTTGATCTGGCTGCGCCACTTCTTGCCCTTGTGGGCTGCGTGATAGTAGGCACCCTTAAGGCCAGATCGATTGTTGGACTGAACACGCTTGTTCTGCTTCTGTTGGCGTGACGTAGCCAAGCGAAGGTTAGCTATAGCGTTGTTGGTCGGGTTGCCGTCGATATGGTCGATTTCACCGCCACCGATCGTCGGGCCGTGCATATAAATCCATGCGAGCCGATGTGCGCCCATTTGGGCATGCCCAGGCGCGCCGATCATGATATAGCCTCGGTTCAGCGCTCCCGCAGGTTTGCCCAATAGATGCGGATTAGTGTAATGAACCTTCTTCCAAGTAAAGACGCCCGTTTCGGGGTTGTAGTCGAAATGCTCGCGCAGCAGCGATTGAGATGGCAGTTCCCGGATCTTCAACGAAACTGCTCCTCCAATTCAGAGATGGTTCGCGCAACTTCTTTGTCGCTATCAATCAAGCGCTCCATCTTCCTTATGCCAAAGAGCACGGTCGTGTGGTCACGCCCCCCCAAGCGTCGTCCAATCTCTGGAAGACTGCGAGATGTGAGTTTGCGCGCTAGATAAAAGCAAGTCTGCCGAGCCCTGACCAATTGCGCGAGGCGCCGCGACGATTCCAGTTCGTTCATCGAGATGTTGAATCGCTTGGCGACACACTTGCCGATCTCTCTGATCGTCGGCTTGCGCGGCCCCTCCTCGATTTCGGTCACGATTTCAGCGATAGCCATGCTGGGCGCCGGCGGCGCGGGCTCTGGCGGCGCTTCCAGAACCACGACCGGCGAGACCGTCCGAAACTCGTCCCCGTGAAACTGCACTAACCGCGACAAGAGCGCGTTGCACGAGTGCATGTTCTTGGCGCGCAGACCTTCCTGATATGTCTTGAATTGCTGACTCTCTTCCATCACTTCCCCCGTTTCAGAAACTCGCGCATCCTAAGTTGCGCCGCGATCCGTTCTTTTCGCTGCGTCCACCAGTAGACCAGCGCTTTCCAAAGCCGCATCAATCTCTTCCTTGAGCTTGCGTTCTCGGTCTCCTGCCTGTTCGACGCGCTCACACACCCGGCGGTAAACCTGGATGAGGTTGATCCCCACACTGAAGCGAGGCTCTGCGGCCTCCTGCGATGAAATGTACTTGCGTACCCACTCGGCCGACGCGCCGACCATCTGGCCGACCGTGTGATAGGCGACCATTCGCGATCCTGTGCGCCGCTCCTCGCGCTCGACTAGCGCCGCTGCGGCGCTCCTTGTGATGCTGACTGCCCCGTTCATTGGTTTACGCTTCCCACTAATTGGTCTCATTTCCCCAACGCTCCATGCTTGAATCATCAAGTCATGAAGCAATTCGACAACGACAACGACCCATTCACATTCACGACGCTCGGCGCTGCAACGCTGAACGTCGTTAGGTGGTTAGAACAAGACAGACAGAAGCCAGCGGCAGGCGATCAAGATCAGGCCCCAGGCAATGAAATTGACAAGCAGCGCGAACACGACCGCTTTGTTGAGACGCGCTTGAGAGAGATTGAGAGGTTCGAGCGCAGGTATTTGCGCAATCGACCCTGAAGGCATGCGGACTATTTCGGTGCGGTGATTGTATTGCTTCTTCGCACCACCACCCGGCGCGTCAGTGCTTATCCCCGTGAGGCTGGCGCGCCGGTTCATGCTTCACCCGCAGCGGTTGCATTTGTTCCAAATCGGGAAACATCCGATGCCAAATTTTCCCGCTCCTGCGACGCAAGTTCACTTGCGCGTGCGCCGCGCATTGTGGTTGCATTGTGACGCGCACATTTCGCGCCAACAACCAGCGCGGGGAAATTGGAATGACCCAGGATTTCGCGGAGGAATTTGCCGGCCTGCCTACTTACTTCGTTACGAATGCGCGCACCGAGGCGTTCGGGCACAACGTCCGCGTCTATCACTGGGAGAAGCGTGGAAGCATCCTGGCTCCGCAGTTCATTGCGGTACTGCCAGCGGCAGAACTCGTGATGATCAACCGAGATATCCGCGAAGCAGTGTCGCGGATATTGCTCGGAGGAGGTCAGGAGGTCGGCGCGAGCGCTCATTGAGCGGCCTCGAGCGTCAGGTAATCGTCGGCCGTCGAGGCGCCCTGCGTAAACTCCACGATCTTCTCAATGGTCGGCCAGTCAGGCCGTACCTTGCGGCGCCGAATCCGGCTCACCGTTACGCGCGTTTTGCCGATGCCGGCCGCGACGGCGTCGTCATCGAGGTTGTGAAGTGTCATGTAATCCGAGAGGTGCATGACGGATGTTGTACGCTAGGCGTACATAAGCCGTCAAGCACTTTGTACGCACCGTGTCATTTTCCCGGAACACCGGACCGTGCATGATGCGTACATGGCAAAACGACCCCAAAAACCGGCGCCGAAGCCAAGATTACGGCCCCTTTATCAAAAGACCTTCATCCGGGCATGGCGGGAACACCGCGAGATGTCCCAGGAGGAACTTGCCTATAAGGTGGGCGAGTATCTGCGGGAAGCCGGGATCAGTGAGAAGGGTTACAGCTACGCAAGCATTGGCCGGATCGAGAATGGCCGCATGCCATACTCCCAACCCATCATGGAGGGCATCGCTGACGCCCTGGGCGTGACCGTGGCGACGCTGATTGCCGAGCCGCCCCCACAGGAGGGCGAGGAAATGCCACCGGACAGGGAAACCCTGATCCAGCTCTGGCACGACGTTAGGCGCACAGTCCGCCGCTGACACAAGTTAACCCGCTGATTCTAGCGGGTTTTCTTTTGCCGAAAAAATATGTACGCCAGACGTACGATTTTCCTTGCGGCGTATGTACGCATGGTGTACGTTCGTTTCCATCAGATCGACGGGGAAACGATATGCTCCAGCGCACACCATCCCGGCTCATAGCCGTCAGCAACCTGCTCAATCAGGACACCGGCAAGCTTAACCGCGATGTCTACGAGGCGCTGGTGCGCCGCGAGGCAATGCGGACCTTCGCGAGCTGCGCGCCGCGCTATCTCCGCGAGGCTTCCAAGCTCTACCGCGGATATGTCGCTGATCAAGTCATCGCTTGGCGCCAGGCGCGCGGCCTGCCCGTAGCGACCTTGATGATCTCGCCCTTCTCTGGCGGCTTCGGGAGTGCGTTCTGATGCTCCGCGCCCTATCCGAACTCGCCTCTCTCAGCCTCTTCCTCTCGATGATCTTCGTGGTGGGAGTGACGCTGCAATGAGCCCCGATACCCGCGCGATCGTCCGAGCGATCCAAGAGCAATTCCACCAGATCATGAATGCCGATCCGCAAGAGAAGCGCCGGCTGATCGATCTGATTTTCGACTACGAAACCGTACAGCAGTCCGTCGCCGAGGCGATGGCCGAACCGGAGTTAGCCGCATGAATTTGCCCGCCGAGAACGTGAAGCCCGCCGCGCCAGATCAATACGACTTTTGGCGCCGCCGCATGGCCGGCGAGGTTGTTCCGATCCACGATGGCGAGCCGCAGGCCGGCTTCTATCGCACCAAGACGAAGGACGGCACTTGGCACCCGGTCGCCTATTGGTTTGGCCGTGATGGCGCGTTGCGCTGCCGTGTCGGCACGCAAGACATAAACGAGCAGACCGCAGCCGAGCGCTGGCCGTACATTTCCAAGACCCCGATCTCGCACGAGGTCTACAAGGCCGTGCTCGCCGGAGAGCCGTGGCCGGATCAGCACGAGGCTGTGATCCGCGACCGCGCCAACTCGACGGGCGCCGAGGACGAGAACTCTTTTGAGGGGTTGAAGGATCGGATCGAGGATCTGGCGCGCGATGCTCAGAAGCTGATCGAAGCCGGACCGGCTGCCGACCAGTCCGCGGCAGACCGCGCCTCCGACCTGGCGAACCGTCTCGCCGAGCTTCAAAAGTCGGCCGACGCCGCTCGCGCCGCCGAGAAGAAGCCGCTGGACGAGCAAGTCGCCGCCGTACAGGCGAAGTGGAAGCCGCTGCTTGGCGCCGCCGACATCTACAAGCGCATCAAGGCCGCAGTGATCACGCCGTTCCTGGTAGCCGAGGCCGCCAAGGTGCGCGCCGCCGAGGAAGCGGCTCGCAAGGCTGCTGAAGAGGCTGCCAAGACCGGCCAAGTCATTCCCGAGGCGCAGCCGCAGCGCGCAGCTCCGAAGGCAGGGAGCGGTGGCCGTCGTTCTGTTGCGCTCCGCACGGTCAAGGTCGTGACCATCACCGACCGGCCCGCGCTGCTCGCCTTCTTTGCCGACAACCCGCTGATCACCGAGGCGCTCCAGAAGATGGCCGAGAAGGCCGTCGCTGCCGGCGTCAACGTGCCCGGCGTCGCCGTCACCGAAGAGCAGAGGGCCGCCTGATGTCTAACGTTGTAGCAGTTGAGCCCCGTCCCAGCCTGGTCACGGGCAACCGTCCCGCCGCGATCGTGCCGACCGACATGGATTCCGCATATCGCCTGGGCAAAGCAATCTGCCTCGCCGGCATGGCGCCCAAGGGGATGGACACGCCAGAGAAGTGCATGATCGCCATCATGCGCGGCATGGAGGTCGGTCTGACGCCGTTCATGGCGCTCGACAAAATCGCCATAGTCAACGGCCGGCCTACGATCTGGGGTGATGGTGCCATTGGCCTAGTGCGTGGCTCCGGCCTCTGCGAGTTCATCAAGGAGCGCATCGAGGGCTCAGGCGACGCGCGCATGGCTGTATGCGAGGCCAAGCGACGCGGCGAGCCCGAGCCGATCCGCCGCACGTTCTCAGTGGCCGACGCGAAGAAAGCCGGCCTTTGGGGCAAGCAAGGACCGTGGCAGCAGTATCCGGAGCGCATGCTTCAGATGCGCGCCCGTGCCTTTGCGCTCCGCGACGGCTTCGCAGACGTTCTCGGTGGCCTGTACCTGCGCGAGGAAATCGAAGACGCGCAGCCGATGCGGGACATCACGCCGCGGGAGGAACCGCCAGCCCCTCCTTCCGCGGCGCAGATCTCGCCGAAGGCCGATGATCCGCCAGCGCCTGAAGCGCCTGAAGAAGTAGCGGCCGACGATGGCGACGACATGGTTGCGTTCATCACGGCCAAACTGATGGAAGCGCAATCCGTCGAGGCCCTGAACGAAGTTTGGGACAAGCACGTTACGCCGATCGAGCGTGACCTGTTCCCGCATGACCAGGAAAACCTCATGTCGATCTTCCGCAAGCGAGAGGCGGAATTAGCATGAGCCGGGCTCAGCTTACCCTTTGCGATCGGTCTGTTCGTGAGCGCGCGATGCGATGGATCGAGCAGGCGCCGGCGGGGACGCGCGTCATCTTCAAGGACTCCAAACGGACCACTGCGCAAAACGATCGTATGTGGGCGATGCTGACTGACGTTGCCACGCAGAAGGAGCACGCAGGCCGTAAGTACACTCCCGATCAGTGGAAGGTGCTCTTCATGCACGCTTGCGGTAGGGAGGTGCAATTCATCCCCTCACTGGACAACTCCACCTTCATTCCGTGGGGCCAGTCATCATCTGATCTGTCGAAGAAGGAAATGACGGACCTGATCGACTTCATCCACGCCTGGGGCGCCCAGAATGGCGTTACCTTCCACGACGATATTTCGAACGTGCCGAGCTTTCCCCCCTGCCCCCCGCTCGGCACCAGTGGGGACGACGCAGTGGTGATGCCTGCGTCGTCCCCGCGCAGGGAGGTCGCAGCATGAGCCGGCGCGAGTTCTCCAAGGAAGTGAAGCGCCAGGCGCTCAAGCGCGCCGCCGGCCAGTGCGAAGCCGAAGGATGCGGCGCTCTGTTCGGCGTCAAGTTTCACTTTGACCATGTCATTGCGGACGGGCTCGGCGGCGAACCGACATTGGAGAACTGCGCCGTGCTCTGCCACGTCTGCCACGGCGAAAAGACGCGCAAGCATGACGTGCCGCGCATCGCCAAGATGAAGCGCATCCGCGACAAGCACAGCGGCATCACCGCTCCGCGCGGCAAGATCCAGAGCAGAGGCTTTGCGAAGGCACCTCCACAGCGGAAAGCGTCGGCGCCAATCGAGAAGTGGAGAGGTTTCTGATGATCAGCCAGCCCTTCATCAACCAAGCGATCTTCTGGGCCTTCGTGATCGTGTTCAGCATCGGGATTGTGGCGATCCTTGAACTCGCGTTGTTCGCCGTTCGGCGGCGCTAGGTCCGCGCACTTCAGGAGAATGAGAATGTCTGTGACAGACAACGTGATCAAGCTGAAACGCCGGCCGCGCCCGTTGCGCAAAACATACCAGCCGAACGCGCCATACGAGGTTGAGCGGATCGACCACGATGACGGCGAAATCGTCTACGAGGTCATGGACATGCGGCCCGACACCTACCGGCGGGTTTGCTTCGCCAGCGACGACCAGGGGCGCAACGGCTACGCCAAGCACGACGCTGAGCAGATCGCTCGCGGCCTCAACCTTCTAGTTCAGTACGGCAAGGAAAGCCTTCCCGCCGTGAAAGACAACGACTTTTCAGATCTGGGGGATGAAGATGACGACGATTTCTGACATCTACGCGGCGATCAATCCGATGCCGGCCATGCTTTCGGCAAAGGGAAAGGTGATGCCTGATGTCACCTTCATGATCCACGCGAACGCTCGCATTACGATCCACATGAACTGGAAGAAGCCTTTCGCCCCCCATGATTGGGAGACGGATTGCGAATGCTTCTCGGGAGATACTTTCGAGGAATCGCTTGAGCGGGCGATCACCTTTATCAACGAGCTCCCATCGGCAGAACAGGCGAAGCTCCACCACTTCATGGGCAAGCTCGGCAACCTGATCGACGCCGGCAAGGATGCGGGGATCGCTGTCGATTACCTGAACCCGCTGCTGGACACGATGAAGCGGCTTTCCGCGAACGTGATCACCCACCGGCCGGCATAGCCCTTCGCACCCAGCAGAAGAAAGACAGCCCGTGACTGATCTGCTTGATCATATTCCAGGCAAACCCGTTTCCGCTGCGGTGACGACCGGCGCAATCATGGTCGCGCTGCGCGAGCGGTATTGCTCCCCGGAGTTTTCCTTCTTTGAGGAGGTCGGGGATTCCGGGTCTGGTAGTGGTGTCTATGCGGATGGCGTCGCCATCAACATGTGGGCCTCGCGCGGCTATGCCATTACCGGCTTCGAGGTGAAGGCCTCTCGGTCGGACTGGCTCCGAGAGCTCAAGAAGCCGGAGAAGTCAGAGCCGATCCTGTCGAAGTGCGACTATTGGTATTTGGTCGCGGCTGAAGGCGTCTATCAGGATGACGAAGTCCCGGTGAATTGGGGCATTCTCAGCTTCAAGGATGGCAAGCTGCGCGAGAAGCGTAAAGCCCCGAAGCTGGAGCCGAAGGACATCACGCGCGCCTTTGTGGCTCAGATGTTCCGCCGCGGCCACGCCAAGGAAGAGCGGGACATCTCGGCTCGCGTGGCGAAGGCGCTCCAGGCCGATCGCGACGCCTACCAGAAGCGGGTGGACGAGACTGTCGCGCGTAAGACGCGGGAACTGCGAGAGAAGGCCGAGAAGTGGGAGCACTTCGTCAAGCAGGTTGGCGAGCATGAATGGGTGGCCGCTGAAGATGTCGTGCAGGCCGTGAAGGCGGTGCAGAAAGCCGGCGTGACTGGCACCTATCACGGCATCGCCAATCTGCTTCAGCAGATGCGGCATTCGCTGAAGGGGCTGGAAGAAGCTCACGCCAGCCTGTCTCACATGGACGCTGACGGAGGGGGTAATGTCGCAACGCGATAGCGGGTATGAGCGGAAAGAGCGGGATCTGTACGAAACGCCGGCATGGGCGACCGAGGCCCTGCGCCCTCACCTCCCGCGCATGCCGAAATTTATCTGGGAGCCGGCGGCCGGCACCGGAAAAATGTCTCGCGTGCTTGAAACGTGGGGGTGCAGAGTGGTCTCGTCCGATATCGAGCCGAACCAGCTTTGCTACCCTGCCGACTTCCTAAAGTGCCCAATTCACGACGGGGTCGATGCGGTCATAACCAACCCGCCGTATGAGCTGGCTACCGAGTTCGTGCAGCGAGCCCTTGGCAGCGTCGGACGCGGGATCGTGGCGATGCTTCTCCGCACGGATTTCGATCACGCCAAAACGCGCCAATACCTGTTCGGCGGGCATCGGGCCTTTGCGAAAAAGGTCGTCCTTACGAAGCGCATCAAGTGGTTCGAGGACTCCAAGGGTCAGCCCAGCTTCAATCACGCTTGGTTCATTTGGGATTGGCAGCACGAGGGGCCGCCGACGCTGGCTTATGGCCCATCGCAGGCACTCGCACAGGGGGAAGATGTTCATGACTGATACTGTCAAACATATGTGGGACCAGGTCGAGAAGGCCCGCGCTGATGGCACGTTCTCGTCTGAGCATGCTGCCGTACCTGCCCAATGTGATGCGGCCAGCGCCAAACTCCTGGCTATCGCGAATGATCTTGAGGCTTGTCAGGTCTTCTATGGGCCAGCCGCGACAAAACCGACCGACCTTAAGTTTGTCGCCGGGTTCTGCATCTCCGAGAAGGATCAACCGCTGATCGTGGGCGCACTTCGTGCCGCGGCCAGAAGTACACCGGCAGAGGTCGTGCACCCAGACGACTTTGCGCAATTCCTTCGCGATGTCGAGCGCGAGCAAGGCAATTGCTCGGACGAAGACACTTGGCTCGGATACCGCCAGACCGCAGAAGCCATCCTCGAGAAATTCGACGTCAGGCCGAAGCACTCATCGACCGTGAGTCCTTCCACCGACATCTGCGGGTGCGGGAAACACAAGCTCAACTGCACCTATCCCTATCACCCATGTCACAGCGTCGCGACTGCTCAAGAGCACGCTCCGCATGAACGAAAGGCTGACGTATGATCGATTATCAGGAATTGGCCGATCGTGTAGGCCGAGGAGAGATCAAGGCGCTCTCGATAAAGCAGCCCTATCCTCATCACATCTTCCACGATGGTAAAGATGTCGAGAACCGGGATTGGCCGACGAAGGGCCGCGGCTGGTTCATCGTGCACGCCGGCATCAGCAAGAGCGAGATTGACAAGGAAGATCCGCTGGAGACCGCCATGCCTCGCGGCGGCGTTGTCGGGATGGCCCGTATCGTCGATTGCGTCGAAAAGATGGATAGCAGCTGGTTCTTCGGTCGGTACGGTTTTGTGCTCAAGGATGCATTCTCTTTGCCGTTGATACCCTGCCGCGGCGCGCTCGGGTTCTTTCACCTCTCGCCGGAGACCTGCCAGCACGTCGCCACGGCGATCCGCGCGCATTCGCCCCTCCCACAGGTGAGGCAGCCCAATGATTGACGTCATCCAGGCACTGACGGATGTCCTCAACGAATTGCGCATGATGCCGGAGACAAACTCGGCTGCAATCAAGCTGATCGAGCAAGCTCGTGTCGAACTGTACACGCAGCGCGACAAGCGTTCACCCATTTCCCATATAAGCGGGGCTAAGCCGTGACCGAGCAAACTTGCCGCAATTGCGAATACTTCGATGCGTTCGGGACGCCGCCGAAGTTTATAGAATCTGAGTTTCGTGGCGACTGTCACAATCGACTTTCGCCGTGGTTCACGCCGATGGCAAAAGATTCATGCCGGCACTTCTACCTCAATTCGACGCTTTCCCAGGGGCGAAGCCATGACTGAATTGTTGCCATGCCCTTTTTGCGGATCGGAGGCGATCGAGACCTCACATCCGTCCTGCGATTGTTGCGGCAAGGCATGGAACGGCGAAGTTTGCTGTACGAAATGCGAGGCGAGCGTTTCGCATCTTGACACCAGCGCAGAGGCGATAGCCGCCTGGAACAGACGTTCGCCCCTTCACGAGATGAGAGGACCTAGCGACCAATGACGATGCCGAGCCCCGAGACCTTGGAGCGCGAGAAGGACAAGCTCTATCTCACGGATGCCGAGATGATCCGGCGGCTAGGCGTGCCTGAGAAAATGTTGCGCCCTCTCCTGCCGGCGCTTGAGGCCAAGCACGCTTTTCCGAAGAAGTCTGCTTTCTTCGGGGATAGACGGTACTGGCCCGCAGTGAAAGCTTGGCTCGACAAGCACGAAGGGCTTACACTCCCCGACGCCGTATCTAAGGGGAGAACGAGGTATGGATAAACCGAAGATTGAGGGCGCTCCCGGCCTTGTCTGGCGCCCTCGGAAAAGCGCATGGGTTGCCACCTGGCAGGCGCGATCTGATCTGATCAAACTCGGATTCATGCCGCAGACTGTGCAACTTATGTCATTCGACAAGCCGCCGACCGAGACAGAGGCGAAGCACGTCAAGGCGAAGTGCGAGCGGCTTCAGGCCGAAATGCTGATGTTCTCTCGCGCTGGCGAATTTGTGGTGCCAGAAGGCGTCCGCACTGTGCGCGAACTGATCAACAAATATCAGACGGACACGGCATCGCGGCACGTCAAGAAGCGTTACTGGACGCGCCGCAACCACGATAGCGTCCTGAAGAAGATCGTTGAGACGCACGGCGATGAACAGATTTCAGACATCAGATTCAAAACGCTCGTCAATTGGCACGACGAATGGAGCGAGCAAGGCCAGAAGCTGACCACCGGCCATAGCTGCATGTCCCTGCTCCGCAGCTCGTTCTCTTTTGGGATGAGCATCTTGGAGGACCGGGAATGTGAGCGAGTTCTGCCCCTCTTCCGAGAACTGCGGCTGGAGAGCGGCGGCGAGCCGCGCGAGGAAGCGATCACGGCCGAACAAGTGATTGCACACCGCGCCAAGTGCCGAGAGATCGGTTATTTCTCGATGGCGCTCGCGCAAGCCTTCCAATTCGACTGCATGTTCCGGCAGAAAGACGTAATTGGTGAATGGATACCGCTGGACGAGCGCGAGGTCTCCGACGTGATCCACCGCCGCCGCAAGTTGAAGTGGGTCAAAGGACTTCGCTGGGAGATGATCAGCGATGACTTCATTCTGACCAAGGTCACGAGTAAGAAGGGTAAGAAGATATCGATCGATCTCAAGCTCTGCCCTATGGTGATGGAGGATTTGCAAATCCTGATCGCCTTCCTCGGCGGCAAGCCGGCCAAGGGTCCGGTAGTCGTCCTGGAAAGCACGGCACAGCCGTACAGCGCAGAGTTCTTCCGGCAGACTTGGCGCAAGATCGCTCGCATCTGCAAAATCCCTGACAACGTCCAGAACCGGGATAGCCGGGCTGGCGCGATCAGTGAGGCCACGGAGGCCGGCGCCGAGCTCGAACACGTCAAGCACGCTGCGACGCACAGCAACATCAACATGACCGAGCGCTACGCTCGGCTGAGGGACAAGAAGATCCGGAACGTCCAGCTTATCCGGCTGGAAAAGCGGAACGGAACGAAAACAGAATGATGGATGACTGACATGCTAACTGACTGAGATCCGTCGCAAAAATTTCCTCAGTATTTGTAATTACTTACAATCTACACCGCACCTGAGGAATGTACGGCGTTTCATGATGAGGCTCTCCCTGAAAGTCAGTTTCAAACTTATGGACTTGCGGTCGCGGACCGTTTGCCCGTTCCTGTAGCGGAGTTCAAGATGCGAGGAGAAGGCCTGGAGCGCGGGCGGACGCAAGCGCAGGGCTATCGATCCGCGGCAACCCCTTCCCGGGCTGCATCCGGGCCGAGACTGTGAGCTGAAAAGCCCTCAAAGCAGCTTGGCACTCACGAACAGCGCCCGCACGGCGTTGGTTGCCTGCACGGCCAGCATGGCGTTACCGGCAGCACCTTCCAGGGCTGCGACGGCGTCCTCGTGCAGGGAGCGGAATTCCATCCACTCGACCGACTTGAAGTTGGTGAGGAATTGATAGGCCTGACCGACGGTCGCGATCGCCAGCGTATCGCCGTTCAGCTTGATCTTGAACGTCGTGCGCAGCGGTGTTTCGGAACTTGAGGGATCACTCATGGGCTGCTTCTGGACGAGGACGGCTTAACGAAGGGGAAACGGCAGCCCCGCCGTCGCAGGCGAATATCAGGAATCGGTGCTCGCGCGCTGCGAAGCGGTCGTCGCGCCGCGCAGGCTCGGCACCACGACCAGGCGGTTGAACTCGCCATTGTCGTAGGCCTTGAGGAAACGATCATAGTCCTTGATCGAGACGCAGCCGTTGGAATCGCCGCGCGGTCCGAGCAAGTAGCTGTGCGTGAGCAGACCGACACGGCCGAGCGCGCTGGTGCCTTCGACCGGAGTCATGCGCAGCGCACGGACGCCGTGGAACGGCTTCTCGCGCGGCTTCAGGTCGTAGGTGGCAGGCGGTGTCGCGCCGACCATGCGCCGGTCGACATACTGCGGATCATCCATCAGCGCGCCCAAGCCGGAATGCGCTTCCAGCGTGACCCCGCTCGGCAGATAGACCGCCTTGGCCGAGATGTCATAGACCGCTGTCCGCGAATCGTAGCCGAGGGCGGCGAGATCCGGCGCCTTTCCGAACAGGCCGTCGCTGGGCGTCAGTGAGGCCAGCTTGATCTTGTCGGTGAATCTTTCGAAGAAATTGCGGTTGTCGGCCCGGGAACCGGTATCGGCATAGGCCTGACTGGAGGCGATCTGGGCGGCCAGGTCCGCCTGGACCGGACGCGAGCGCGGCATTGGGATGGCGTCGGCACGGTGCGAGGACCTCCGCTCGTCCTCCGCGCTCCCGTCGTCGTCGGTCAGCATCGAGCGCCAGTCATCGCCCTGGAGCTTCTGCGCGAGCATCGCCTTGGCGTCCCGCAGCTTCAACTGGACCGCATTCACGGTGGAGCGCTCCAACACCCGCAGGCCGAGCTCGCGTGGCGTCGGGCTGCCGGACGCCGACGCGAAACGGTCCTCGAATGAAGGGGCATTGGCCGGCGGCAGCGCGGCGGAGACCAACGGACTCGAATCGCCGATATCCGCGACCCAAGCGGCAGCACCCAATGCCAGCGCGACTGCCGCCAGAGACAGCAGAATCGTCTCGGCCCGCCCGACACGGCGGCGCGACAACAGCCTCTCGGCATGTGCTGCGTCGGAAACCATCAGATCCCCAAATCGACCCCCGGGGGCTACCCACCCCCACCCGGAGAGACTCTATACCAGCTACCACATTGGGAGCCAAAAGTTAGGCATAATCGCGGCGCAAAGGCCTGCCAAGGTATCCAATGACCGACCCTTTCGATCTAGAACGCTTTGTCCGAGCCCAGGACCCGGTCTATCGCGACGTCCAGGGCGAGCTCGGCCGGGGACGAAAGCAGACTCACTGGATGTGGTTCATTTTCCCGCAGGTCGCCGGCCTCGGCTTCAGCGCCATGTCGCAACGCTACGCGATCGGCTCCCGCGCGGAGGCGAAGGCCTATCTCGCCCACCCCGTCCTTGGGGCGCGCCTCATCGAGTGCACAAGGCTCGTACTCGCCGTCGAGGGGCGGACCATCAACGCGATCCTCGGGGCTCCGGATGACGCCAAATTCCGCTCGTCGATGACGCTGTTCGGTGCGGTGTCCGACGAGCCGATCTTCGATCAGGCGATTGCCCGATATTTTGCGGGCGAACGCGACCGCGCCACGCTGGAGATCCTGTCCAAGCTCGACCGGGCACCCGGCTGA